GAGTGACAACCTTAATCAGTTCGTCACCTGCGGCTGGAAATCGTTCTGGGTAGCAAAAACGCTCAATAACACCTGGAGCGTGGTGCTGCGCAGTAAGACCACATTCGCATAACCGGAGGAACTACCTATGGCGACGAAAGAAAAAGACGAACCGAAAAGAGCCGACCGATCCGAGCGGGACGAGGATGCTGGCGCAGCCAAGCAACTCAAAGCCCGTCAGGAAAAAGAGGCCAACACCATTGTAGGTAAGGACACCGGCAAAACCATTACGCAGCAGACGAAAGAAGCTCGCGGAGAGGAAGGGGAAGAAGGCGACAAGAAGGATAAGGCCATGCGGGATTATTCTGACGGTGCCGACAAGGAAGCTGAAAAAATCCTTGAGGAAGCCCATCCCGAGCGGAAAGCGATCGACCTGCGGGTGGAAGCGCGGCGGAAGTTCAATGAGAAGTTCGGTATTGATCCCAACCGGGCCGACCGGATCATCAAAGTTGAGCTTTCGGACGAAATGAAGGGGGACAAGCTCTACAAGGGCAAACTCACCCTCCATTCTGTTCACGGCGAAACGCACGAGAAGATTTCTTTTCCCGTCGAGGAGTTCGCTCCTCGGGGTGAGGATTATCTCTTCTATGTGCTCAAAAATGCTCACCCTCACGCAATGAGGGAGCATTTTGAAATCGACGCTGAGAACACGAGCGATCCTAACCTGCGCAGCCGCTTTGAGTAATGGCGGAGACCGCTATCAGTCCAGATCAGGCGACCGACACTCGGACGAGCGAAGTAGAACTGCCTTGCAGCGTTGACGATCTCATGATTGACGGCACCACGCCGGAAGTCGGAGACACCGTTGACGTGAAAGTCGGAGCTACGATAACGCGCGTCATCAATGGTATCGCTTGGTTGAAACCTACCGATATTCAAAATAAGCCCTTACCGGAAACTCCGATGGAACCGGCTGACGATCTGTCGGAACTGGATCGGGCTTATAACATGAGTATGCAAACGCGGGATGCCGGAGAAAGCGCCGGTTACTAAGTTTGCCAACTTGGGTTTATCGGGCTGGGAAACCAGCAGAGCTTGTCACGCCGGGTAAAATCCGGCGTGGCACTGACTCTTTAATGGCGCTCCCATTCAAGGAGCGAATGATAAAGACCCTCTACGCTCTGGAATGTGAGCAAGGGCCGAAGTTCAAGATTCCCGGATACTCCAAGGAAACCTTAAAGAAAGTATGGTCGCATGAATGACGATGAACGCTCCCAAATTCAGTGTGAGCAATCTCGCGACAGTAGTTGCATTGCTTGGATCGTTCGCTGTTTTCCTGATGCGCTACGAAGGGCGGATTTCCAAGATCGAAAACATCAATGACGAACAGCAACACCGGATCGAGCGGTTGGAGGGATTGGCCAGAGATATGTACCCGAAGCTGGAAAAAGTGAACAACAATTTGGAATGGCTAGTAGAACGCGAAAAAGAAAGAAAACAATAAAATGAGCAAACAACTGTTAATCCAAGGCGCTCTTTACACCATCATCGGTGCTATCACCCCTGTCATGGCACTTCTGTCCTCTGACAAGCCGATGGATCGGCGTCAGACCATCACCGCCATCCTTGCCGGACTGGTGGCAGGAGCTACCGCACTCAAAGCCTTCCTTTCCACTACCTTTGCACAAAGCAGCGAGAGCGAGTTACCCAATCCCCCGCTCCAATTTCACAGAGAAACCTTAGTCAAAAGGGAAAAGAAATGAGCAGAACGACCCTCATCTACCTCGTTCTTATCATTCTTCTGCTCTGCTTTCTACCAGTATGGCCTTATGCACACGGATGGGGTCTGGGCTGGTATCCCTCCGGCCTGATTGTCCTCATTATCGTCATCTTCCTTCTGGTGAAACTATGAAATCCTACCTAACCGCCTCCAACGTCCTCGCCATACTGGCGATCATTTTTGTTCTCCTAACCTACGGCTTGCCAGCGCCACTGCTTCCCGTAGCCATCATCTTTGTGGCGCTCGCAGTCTTATTCCGATGAAAAAACTCGTAACTTTAGCTCTATTGTTGATTTACACCGGATGCGCTTCCATGCAGACGGCACAGGGATGGCTCAATGATCCCAAAAATCAGCAGCTTATTGCCGACATTGCTTCAACCGCAATAACCGTCATCGGATTCCTCGGAACAAAAGAGGGAGCAAACACTCAAGCCACCACTGTCGGCAAACTCAGCGCCAAATATCCGAATGTTCCGGCTGGCGCTCTGCGCGAAATCGCGGCCCGTCCCCACGCCTATGCCAAAACCGCTCAACATTAAGTGGTACGGCTGGAAGCCGGATTTGCCGGATCACCGAGATAAGCTTCGCGTAGCTCGACCGAGGGTAGAACCGTTGCCTGCACTGGTTGATTTGCGCGACCACTTTCCTCCCTGCTATGACCAGGGCGACCTTGGCAGTTGTACCGCCCAATCTATCGCTGGGCTCTTGGAATATGCCCAACTGAAACAGCCCGGTGGCGGCGAAAACTTCACTCCATCCCGCCTTTTTATCTATTATGGCGAGCGAGTAATGGAAGGCACGACTGGGGAGGATTCCGGTGCTCAGATTCGGAGCGGGATCAAAGTTGTGTCCGCTGACGGTGCGCCGCCCGAAGAAATGTGGCCATACGAGATCGACAAATTTTCTAAGAAGCCGCCGCGCAAATCCTATCGCGAGGCTAAGAAACATCAGGCCATCGCTTATGAGCGAGTCTGTCAGCGGATCGAGGACGTTCGCGGTTGTCTAGCTGATGGTTTTCCATTCGCCTTTGGATTCAGCGTTTACGATGGATTTGAAAGTGATGAGGTGGCCAAAAGCGGAGTCCTCCAATACCCGAAACAGGAAGAAACGATGCTGGGCGGTCACGCCGTAGTCGGCTGCGGCTACGATCACGACAAGCAAATCATCATTGTTCGTAACTCATGGGGCACCGACTGGGGAGTAAACGGGTACTTCACCATGCCCTACGAGTACTTGCTCGACGCAAATCTGGCCGACGATCTGTGGTCAATCCGGTTAATCGAGGAGGTAGGTGTAACATGAGTCTTAAACCAGCCCGCTATAAAAAACACGTTCCCTTGCAACGCCGGATGAGTTGGCGGCATTCGCGCTTCATGGAGTTTTCCAAGAAAGCTCCTCCGCAGGAACTTCTTATCGGAGACAAAGGTTTTTATTTCCACGCCGTAGTCGTCGGCCCTGATCTTGTTGTCCGGGGCGTTCTCGCCACATGGTTCGGCACCGCGCTGGACAAGCAGGACAACGGTGAAACCGCGAGCGGAGTCAGCACTCTCAAAACTCCCGATGTTGTGGGTTGCGCTCTACCCATGCACGGCTTCGGCCTCGCTGCTACTGAGGGTTCACCGCTCCCGCGCATTCCTTGGTTTACCAAGGTAAGAGTTGGCACCCCGGCTGGGAACTGGCTCGATGTGCCACTGATTGATTTAGGCCCAGCCCGTTACACCAACCACGGAATAGACCTAACACCCGTCGCCTTCCAGAAGCTCGGCGGAACCATAAACAAAGGAATACTGTCCGTCGATTATCGGGTACTCGGCGGCGCGCATTATCTCTAAATGAAAAAACTACTACTCCTACTCTTAATTCCAGCGTTTGCCTACGGCGCTGACATCGGTCAACCAGGCACCGCTCTAAATCAAGGCCAGATGATCGGTGGGATCGGCGCTGATGGATTATTCCATTTCCTGCTTGTTGGCAACGACGGCGGGCTCACCATTAGCGGCGGCTCCTCTGGCGTGGTCACGCAGGGATCAACCACCTCCGGTCAATCCGGCATGTTGGGCCTAGCGGCAGTGACCACGGCTGCTCCTTCCTATACCACCGCGCAAACGAGTGCGTTGTCGCTGACCACCGCTGGTGGTTTACGCACCACCGAATCCAACTGGCCGACTACGGTTGATACCAACTCGGGCAACAAGAGCGCATCGACTCCGCGGGTCGTTATTGCCACCGATCAGCCGAACCTGACGACTGCGCTAAATGTAAAAGGAGCGTTCGTCACTACCACTGCGACTGGCCAAGTCACTACCTCCGGCAGCGCAGGCACCCTCGTTGCCGCTAACGCCACCCGTCGTCGGGCAATCCTCAAAAACACCGATACCACTATCACGGTCTATGTGGGACCGGCCACGGTAACGACTGCCAACGGGATGCCGATTAAAGCAGGGGAATCAATCGAGTGGCGCGGCACTGCGCTGATCCAGGTTATCGCGGCCAGCGGCAGTCCGGTGGTGGCTTACATGGACGAGAGCGACTGATGTTAAAAGGAATATATCGTTATGCGTTATAGGGTAATATTCTCATTAACGGGATTCATAACTCTGGCTTTCAGCCAGCTTTACGCGCAAGACCTTTCCAAAGGTCACACCTTCACTGATGGGGATACGGTTCACGCATCCGATCTCAATACCTTGGTGGATAGCGCAACCATCCTCTCGACCTTCCTTTCTAACAAGGCTACTGCAACTCCCCTCACGACCGATGTTTTCCTGTTCAACCAAGCCTCCACCAGTACCCTCAAAGCAGTATCACTGGCCAACCTCCTTGGCGCTGGGAGCGCCGTTGTCACAACCACAACCAGAACTGCCAACACTTTCTTGGGAGGCCCGAACAGTGGAGCGGCGGCAGCGCCAACTTTCCGACTTCTCACTCCCGCTGACACCTCAGATGCTACCAATACCGCTGGTGGGACGACCGTTGATTGCTCAATCGCCCGAACCTTCAGCCGCACTCTTGCTGGCAATACCACTTACACCCTGACAAACATTTCAGATGGCGAAACGGTGACAGTCGCCATAAAGCAAGCCGCTTCTGGCGGGCCTTACACCGCAGCTTTCACAGTGGCAGGTGGGATCACATGGAGAGGTGGCACGGCTCCGACCCAAACAGCCACGGTAAACAAGACTGATCTCTACACCTTCATCCACATCGGAAGCGTAGTTTACGGAACCGCGAGCCAGAACTATTAAATGGTAGCCCTACTCGCTCTCTTTCTAGCTCAACTCGGCCTGCCGTTTTCGATGGTGGCCGAAACTGGCCCCGCTCCAACCCCTCCGGGCGCGACGCCTACGCCCACACCGACTCCGATACCGGGAACAGTAGTGGCGACTCCGGTGATGTTTCCTTCCAGCGGCGATCAGCCAATTTCAGTTTCCATTACGTGCGCGACTTCTGGTGCCACTATCTTTTATACGGTATCCAACACTCCAGGCACGACACCAGTTCACAGCGGCGCGACTCCGCAGGGCAGCACCTTGGTTTACGGTGGAACCATAAGCGTCACTGGCAACGCCAGCAAGACGGTTAAGGCATTGGGTTACAAGACTGGCCTGACTGATTCGGCAATCGCCAGCGCGACTTACAATGGTCAGGGAGGAGGAGGACAATAATGGACTTGGGCGGCTATAGCTCGATCATCTGCAAAAAGGTCGGCACCACCGACTCCGATTCGCAGACAACCTGCAAGGCATTTATCCAGAATCGCTACCAGTGGGTTTATTACCGTTTCGACTGGCGTGACGGTCGTCGGCGCGACACCATTGCTTCGGTCGCTGGCACCGACAGCGTGGCTCTCCCCAGCGGAGTCGATCGCGTCCTTTCCATCCGTTACGGCGATCATTTCCTCGATCCAGTTGATGACACTTACTTTGTCGAGACTGATCCGAACATTTTCGAGCGCACTGGCATTCCTCAGTACTACCAGGAGTACACTGAGGACGACGCCACCAAGCGCATCAGGCTTTACCCGATTCCAGCGGTAATCGGTTCAATGCTGGTGATCGGAAAGAAGGCTCTGCCACCGCTGGTTAATGACGGCGACAGCCCGATCATTCGCGGGATAGATCAGGTTTTGCTGGCTTACGGCGAAGCCGACATGCTGGAGTACCACCGACAGTACGGCAAAGCGCAGCAGAAGTTTGCCGAAGCCGAGAAGCTATTTGCCGATGCCGTCGCGTTGGAACAGTCGCAAACCAATGTGCCGCGCAGGGCGAAGAATTTGACCGTTGCGGGGAACAGCCTCGCGGAAATGACTGACGCAGTTTGCGCGCGGATCGGTCAGTGGACGCCGGATGTGGGCATAATGGTGAGAGAATTTCTCCGGCGCAATTACGTCCAGGTCTATGACGCCTACCTCTGGCCAGAGAGCTTGGTCATGGCCCAAGTGGATTCCGATGGCGAGCAGGTGATTCTCCCTTGGTATTTCTCAAGCGTGATTCAGTGCCGTGCCGACACCAAAGGGCTTACCCTCGGGCCAGTCGATCTCTCGACCTACTTCGCCATCACTCCCACCATCTTTGAGCAAGCTACTGGATTTCCTGTGGCCTACACCATCTTGACTCCGGTAGCGGTATCACGCCTCCCACCCATCCGCGAGCGGCTGGCTTTTGTGAGCACCGATGCCAGTGACAACACGCCGATCATGGTTCGCGGGGAGAGCGCGGGAGACATTTTGCAGGAGTCGGTCAATCTCAATGGCACCAGTCCAGTTTACACCGGCTTCACCTACGACACCCCTCTGACCGCGGCCAAGCAGCTTACGGTTGGCGACATCACTATTACCGGAGCCGCCAGTGGCGTTAATCTTGGAACGCTCCGCAGCTACGAGCGGGAGCGCAAACGGATGCGGCTTTGGATTCAGCCGCACTCAACTGCCGCCCATCACTGTCTGGTTTTAGGCAAGCGCGCGATGAAACCTTTGGTTCAGGACGAGGACACTCCGGGTATTCGTAACATTGCCAATTACCTGATTCACATGGCTACCTCCGACGCCTATTCCAAGCTGGGAGATAAGCCGGGGGCAGCGGAGTGCAAGATGAAGGCGGACGCCTCCCTTCAATCCCTCCTTGATCTGGAAGTCCGACAGAACAGCGTCGGCAGCCGCGTCATTCCGTGGGTGTCGGCTCCGTGGAGCGCGTTGGAGGACGACTACTTCTCAAATTGGTTATGCGATAAAGCAGATTTCGTATGAGCTCACCTATCCTTGATTTTTCACAGGCGTTCCCCAGTTCAGAGAGCGTTCGGATTACTCGCTTCGACATCACCGATCGCCTCTCCCTCTCACTGGTTCCCACTGTCGGCCTAGCCAACGGTTCAGTCTTTGACATCATCACTGGAACTGGAACCAGCCGGGTAGGGGCTGAAGTCGAATTGCAGGCCGATGCCGCTAACCCCGCCGACACTTCCCAAATCCAACCCGCAGATGATTTAACCCGACACTGGCAGGTCGTTGCCGGATTTTTGCCATGATACGCAAAACCTTACTTACACTTGTCTTTTGTGGACTGAGCGTGGGTTTTTCAACCCTTTACGCAGTCGAAGCTGTGGTGGTGGATGCCCTGACCCGCCATGTTCTTAATACCGGAGTAGTCAACTTCAATCCCAGTCAGCTTCAGGTAAACGGCGTAAATGTGGTCGGTGGTGGCGGTGGTGGTGGAGGCGGTGGTGGGGTGACTTCCATTACACTTTCCTTTCCAGGCATTTTCATCAGTCCTGTGAGCTTCAGTAATGATGGGGCCGATAACTGGTCGGCCAGCGCGATCTTTAGTTCACAGCCAGCGTTCACGTTCTTCGGCAACGGTACTGGCTCGACTGACGAGCCAACCTTCATGGACGCTGCCACGGCGAAAGTGGCGTTGAGCTTAAATAACGTCGATAACACGAGCGACGCCAACAAACCAATTTCGACCGCGCAGGCCAGTGCTAACACTGCGATGCAGGGTAATATTGCCAGCAACACTTCGGCCATCGGAACGATCAACACCACCCTTGGCGCACTGAGACTAGATACCGTTGCTCCACCTACTGCGGATGTGTCGATTGCTGGTTTCAAAATCACTAACCTTGCCGATCCAACGTCGGCCTCAGATGCGGCCAATAAATCTTATGTGGACACGGCAGCAAATGTCGGCCCGCCCCATCCGGCAGTACTAACGGCATCGACTGCCAACCTGACTCTCTCAGGCGAACAAACCATCGACGGGGTGCTGACTTCGGCCAGTCGTGTGCTGGTAAAGAATCAATCCACGGCAAGCCAGAATGGAATCTACGTTACGGCGGCAGGCGCTTGGTCACGCGCGACCGACGCTGATACCGGCACGGAAGTTTCAGGAAGCGTGTTTGTTTCCAGTGGCACCACTCAGACAGCAACAAGCTGGGGTGTAACAACTCCGCAGCCGATCACAATCAATAGCACTTCGATTGCTTATACTCTGACCGGAACCGGAGGCACCACTTACTCAGCAGGAAGCGGCCTTGCTCTTACTGCCAACACTTTCTCGCTGGCGACCATGCCCGCGCGGACGGTCAAGGGTAACAGCACCGGAAGCACCGCAGTTCCGACCAACCTGAGTGTTACCGAAACTGGCCTTTCTTTCATGAGTCTGGGCAACCCAGGCATCATTGCTTTCCCTCGAATCAATGCGGACAACTCGGTATCCACCTTGTCCGACACGGGGTTCAGGAGTGCGATCGGTGCCGGAACCGTTACGACCCTGACGCGGGTGAACAATGTCACCGATCTTTTATCAATCAGCATCGCGACGCCCGGCACTACGCCAGAGATAACTTTCGATAAGCCCAATGCTTCGGCGCTGACCTTCTACGGCAACTCAAGCGGCAGTGCGGCGGCTCCAACCTTTATGAGTGCGGCTACCGCGCGCACAACCCTCGGTGGAACCACAGTTGGCCAGAACTTGTTCACTCTCACCAACCCAGGCGCGCAGACTTATCCTCGCATCAACAACGACAATACCGTCACTGCGATCTCTGCGACCACGTTACGAACTGACATCAGCGCGGGACAGGTCGATTCACAAGTGACATTAGCCAACAATGGCACCAGCGCGGCTCCTGCAACTTGGACGACCGGAGCTACCGCGGTCATCGAAACAGTAGCTCTCAGTTCCATCGACAGGGTGATAACACTTCCACCAGCGGCCAGTTATCCCGCAGGGAGGCGAATCATCTACACCGATAACGTCACTACTGGCAACTTCGGTAGATCATTCCGGCGCAACGGCACCAACACTTTGAACGGCGGCACTGCCGATTTCAGGCCGTTTATCGGTGGCGCAACCGGAGTGTATGGCGGCAAATCTGTTGAGTTTGAGAATGTTAATCAGACTGGGTGGCAGGTTGTCACTACCGCCAGCACCATCACAGCTTTTCAAGACCCATCCGACGCTACCCAGAAGGTGATCGTGGATGTCTCCAATCAACCTTCCGGCCAAACGCCACCGTGGAAATTCGCTCCTGCTAATATAGGCGACAGCGTTTCCGTGGTGCCAACCAACGCGGGCACCGAGGGAGTGCTAACCAATATCAACTCTAGCGGGAGCGTGAGTAAGGGACCGATCTCTCCTACCAACCTTTCGCCCAACGTCTTTACCATAGGAACGAAGGACAACACCATTGCCAGCGGCACGACCGTAAACGTGACCAACACCTGTAGCCTCGGCACTTGCATTGATACTGTTTGGATTGCTGGAAACCTGGCCGGAACCCTTACTATAACTTTACCGGACGCTGGTCTGTACAAGCCAGCTAATTTCATAAAGGTTGTCGATTTCTCCGGCTCAGTAAGCACGTCGCATCCCGTGACCGTTACCTCGACGAACGGAACTGATACCTTTAACTACGGTCCCCTTAGCGTGACATTCGACGAGGCCAACGGGACGCGCTTTTATTCATCGGACGGAACGAGTAATTGGAGCGTTCCTTCGCAAAAGGCGACGGTTAATCAGGGTTTCCAAATTTTGTCCACTAGCGGCGGAAACGTCACTCTTAATCCAGACCCAACGGTATCTGGGGCGCAAAAGGCGTACATCTCGCTCGGCAATGGCGTGAACAACCTGCTAATTCCGAGTCCGTTCGACGGGATGCAAGTCTTGCTGATGCTGGTGCAACCCGGATCAGGCGCTGCGGGAACTATAAATCTGCCGATTGACAGCGCGACTTCGGGCGGTGGGGCTGGGCTAGTAACTCTTACCGCTACCAACGGAGCGACAGACCAGCTTAAAGGCGTTTACGTCGGCGGCTCTGGCGTATGGGAATGGGAGCAACCGATAACAAACTTCACCACCGCAACCCTTCCGGCTGCTCCCTCTGCACTCTCGGCTGTGGTTGGATCGCCCGCCAGCACTGCGATAAATCTAAGCTGGACGGATAATTCCACCAACGAAACCGGATTTGAAGTCTTTCGCTCGGTTACTAACAATACCAGCTACGGCACTTCTCCTATCACGACCAGAGGCGTAGGAGTAACAACATACACCAACACCGGACTTACTCCTGGGACACTGTATTACTACAAGGTAAGATCGGTCAACACTGGCGGACAGTCATCCTTTGCGACCGAGGCCAGCGCCACAACGACGGCGGCTTGTTCTTCCCTAGGTGATAGTTTCCTACCTGTCTCCACCAGTGGATCGACATTCGGCACCGGCACTACGCAATGGCTGGCGACCAAGTTCACCGCTACCGCAGGCAACACCGCTATTTGCCGAATTGATGTTGCCTTGTTCTATACCGGAGCGAGTCGCGACGGGACCGTGACGGCTTATATCTACGCGGACAATGCTGGTGTTCCTGCGCTTGCTCCGGCTGGAATTGTAGCCACTTCCACCAACAGCCCGATGCCAACTTATGCTGATCTCTTTGCTATCGGCAGCACCGCTACACTAGGAATCGCCACGCCTACGTCCTTCACCTTTAGCGGGGTGAGCTTAACCGCGAACACAACTTACTGGATCGTGCTCAAGACGAGCGTGATTGATACTACCGGCAAGCATCCGAACTGGGTTTCAGGAACAGCAGCGGGCAAAGCAATTCAAAAATCAAGCGATCCAACTGTCTCGTGGACTGGGGTAGCAAGTGGCACGGGTAACTGGTTTAAGACATGGCATTAAAACGAATCATCACATTCCTAGTTTTGGCGAGTAGCGCATGGGCAACGGTTTGGACTCCTGCTGATGGGAACCTTCCAACCATTCAGAACATCATAAATAACACCACGCCGCCAATCCTAGCGTCAGGGGATCGGATTGTTATTCCTGATTCCAGCGGTGAAGCGACTGGAATGTGGGAATGGAATGGAACCCTGCGAATTAACAAGGGCTTTAACATTGAGCTCTACGGGGCTGACGGGACAATAGCGCACCGGCCAACTATCCACGGTAACACTGTCGGTACTGGCGGGATGGTCTGGTACACATGCGGCAATCCTACTCCGAGGAAAACAGGGCTCATCTATAACATAGACTTTTATAGTAAGGATGACCAACTGCGGGTCGATGGCGTTAGCACTTACACCGTATCGGGAACGACGGTTACGGGTGGTATGAGGGTCGGTTACTGTGCTTTCCGTAATCCCTACTATGACGGGGCTGGGAAAACCATGACTGGATGCAGCGCCGCCGCTAACTCAACAGCTTTAACTTGTACTGGCGGAACCTTTGCCGCTGGTGATGCAGGCAGGGTGGTTTATATACCAGGGGACAATTCCAAGCTTGAAATACAGACCCGAATTACTCAATTCGTGGACAGCACTCACGTTAATCTAAAAATGCGCACAAAGGCAGCATTTAGCGGCCAAACGCTACAACTTACCGGCACGACGCCGAATAGTGGGGGGGATTGGCTAAAATGGTCAGGCTGGGTATTTGGAGTGATTGACCATTGCGAGTTAGACTGGAATCTTCTCCGACCTTTGACCGTGCGTGCAGATGGAGCGCATTCCAGCAGCCCGATTGGATGGGCGTTTCCTAGCAGTGTAAACGGGAACGGCGATTATGGCGATTACGCTTCGGCTTATCTGCCCCCAAACAAGCAAGACATTGCCGGAAACATAGATGGGCTTTATTTCGAGGATAATATCTTCCACTTTGGAACAGCAGCGATAATTGACTGCGGGAGTAACTCGGGAACGACACAGGGCGGAGGGATTTTCATTTTCCGTCATAATACGACCTGGGGTTCACTGGCTACTCATGGCGTTCGCGAAAGTGGAACGCAGCGTTTTAGCGCAGTATTACTAGAGTACACCAAGAACCACCATCTGCGCAGCGTGCCGACCCTAGGCCCATCGCCCGCACCCGTGCAACCTACTGACTCATGGGAGCAGCGCGACGATATTACCCCGATCGAGCAGCGGGATGGCGAAAACGTCAGCGTAGATAATTACATGACCATGCAGGCTGGTGCTAGGAGCAACAGCACGGGCATGAACTCTTGGGGTGGGCTTTCCGGTGGGACGGACTCATGCGGAGCATTTTCAGTTTACAACTACGATGATTTTTACTGGGGACCGGATGGTTTGAACCCGTTGGACAAAAACCAGCGTGGCCCCTTTGATTTCAAGGGATTCCATCACGATGTCTTTGCCACTTACGAACCGCCCGTTCGTGGCCCTGGGCTAGACATAATCACAGGCTTTACTAGCTCGGGTCAGAATTCCACGGATACGGTGGTTCACGGCAAAGATAGCGATACTCGTTTTGGCGATGTTTACGCCACTGTCTCGATTCCGGCTGGCAATTACACTAGCTATCAATTAAACGGGAAAGCCATTATTAACGGCGCGACGGGCGCGACTGTGACGGGAACGAATCTGTGCGGGGCTTCGCCATGCTCGGCTTCCAATCCCATCCCAGCTAATTACTTCAAAGGTTTTGTTCTCAGGAACCCAACGGTTCGTCGGGGCCGACCAAACAGTGAGGCTTTCGTTGCTTGGAAAGTAATAACAGCCAGCACAGCTGGGAGCGGAGCAGGTAACATAAACTTTACCTTTCGCGGAACGAACCCTTGCGGATCGGACATAACCCTAAACACTTCCGGCAATTTCTATGAGATCAGAAAAGTAGGTGAGTACTTTGGGGTAGTTGGTCGAGGGCCAATGAATCCAGGTTTTGTTCCTGGCTTCAGACCGCCGCGGCTCGCGAACGACAATGCTGAAGGCCAGAATCCTTACTGGACGAGCGATACCGTTGGCGGTTCCTACAACTGGGGCACACGCAAGCGGGTGGGAACGGGACCGGGAGGCTACTCTGATTGGAGTCAATCAACGAACGAAATAAATTATTTCACAGCCGGTGATCCGTTTCAGGTTCTTTATATAGACCGCGGCTATCAACAGGCTCTTGGTAATGCCACCTCTATCCGGTCACTTCAATTTCATCCTGGCCTGACTTTTGCCGATCTGACCGCAGATGAAAAACTCTTCAAGCCGTTATTTGATAAGGGTTACAAGTGGGATGACACCGCGTTGGCTGGCACGAACGGCCCAGACACGATAGCTGGAACATCGGATGATGTTCGGCCAGAGACTAGAGTTGGGGCAGATTGGGGCAAAACCTTTGTCGATCCGGCGACCGGGCAAACACTTTGCAGCACCATCGGACCGCAGAGTCCGCCGCTCCCGCGTGCTGCCGCCACACCCAACACAATCACGCCTGAGTTTTCTTCGTTTTATCGACCAGGCGCTCCGGGTTTCACTTACCCGCACCCGTTGGTAGCAACTCCGGCCAGCGCCAACACCGCGCCCACAATTACAAGCCCGAACAGCACTACCTTTACCGCGAGCGTGGCCGCGGATTGCAGCAGCACTCCGACTGTGAACTGCTTCACCGTGCGCACTACCGGCAATCCGGCCCCGACTTTTACGCCAGCGCCGACGCCTAAACCTGCCTTCCTTACAGCTACGGATAACGGCGATGGTACTTTGACCATGAGCGGCAATCCGCCAGCCTCACCTACCTCCTACGCTTTCAAGATCACGGCGCATAACAGCGAAGGCAACGCTACGCAAGACCCATTCACCCTTAATGTAATCAATCCAACTCAAGTCAGTCTGACAAAACCAGCAAACAACACCAACTTTTCGCCTGCCCCAGCTACGATTGATATGGCCGCAAGCGTGAGCGGTACGCCTGGAACGGTGGATTTTAAGAGCAATGGGACAACCATCAACTCCGATACGACCGCTCCGTATGAGCTCAATGGTACGAGTTTCATCGCTGGAACTTACGACCTGACGGCGTGTGTCGGCACAACCTGCTCTGATACTGTAACCGTTACTGTTACCGCAGCGAATCCGACTCCAACACCGGCAGAGATTCAGGTCTTGCCATGAAGTTTCGTTCTCTCTTAGCGGCGCTTCTGTTTCCGGCGAGCATGACACTCGCGGCCATCACCGGCGCAGACCGCGGCACCGGAGCGAACAGCAATTCCGAGGCATCGACAACGATAACGCCGGGGAGCAACTTCACGACCGGCGCGATGGGAATCTTGTGCTGGCACGGCGATAATGCCGTAAACAGCGCGACCAACACACCTGCGTCGATCACCGATTCCGCGGGCAACATCTGGTATAGGAGGGGTACGTTGCCTGTTTCTGGCGCAGGAGCCAATGCTTCAGTCGAAAGCGCAATCTATACGGCAATCCTGAGCAATGGACTAACTACGGGCGGCAGCATCGTTATGACTTATACCACCGCCAACGTCACGGCGAAGGCTTGGACACTGACCGAAGCAGTTGCGGGCACAGCCGGAACTATCCTTATTACAAGGGGCTACGGGAATACCACTATCGCAGCCAGCACCGGACAACAAGGAACGTCGGGGGTTATGTTCGTGGGAGAAATGTGTCTGTGGACTAACGGCGCAGAAAGCCCCGACACCTACACGGGCGATTCCGATACGACCAACGGCACTTGGAGTACAAAGCAAAGCATCGGTACCGGAACGGGCGCTACTGGCATGAGCACAATGAGCCAGTACAAGATTCAAACAACGACAGCTTCAACCCAAACTTTCGATCCTGTAATAACAAGCGCCGATAATGTAAGCAACGTGTTACAGATAGCAGAAGTTCCTGCCTTTACGAGATTGGTTACAACATCAACGAACACCTCGGACGCAGCTAACACTTTAACCTTTACCAATGCGATAGCGCAAAATTCTCAGGCGGTAATGTGTGTTGCGGCTGATAACAACAATGCCACCGGGCCAGGGGCAGTCGGAAACTTTCCTTCGACCTTAACCGACAGCAAGAGCAATACGTGGACCTTGCGGCAAAATACGGTCAACGATCCCGGCATAGCTGGCGCGGGTGTAGAGATAGGTATTTATACCGCGCCAATGACTACGGCCTTGGCTGTGGGAGATACCGTGACCATTACCTATGTTAGCGCGGCCATTGTAGCAAAAACATTTCTAGTGTTCGAATTTGCCGATGCCACTGGATACACCGGAGGAAATGTAGGGAGTCCAGCAACCACAGCAACACCGAGCCTGACAACATCTTCAATCGCGAATGGACATTACGTGGTGGCAATGGTCGGGGCAGAAAGCACTGCGAGCTTCAACGGATTCACCGCCGACACCGATACCACCAATGGAACATGGAGCCCCCAGGCGCAAGCCTGCTCCAACGGAATTGCTGTGACCGGAATGACTATTACTGCGCAATATAAGAAAGTCACAGCAACAGCAACACAGAGCTACGATACGGCGGTAGCGATAGCAGATTTAGTCACCAGCTACGTGGACATGACTGCTCCGGCCTTGGGCACAACGACAAAGCTCCCAGCAATTCCAGCTTTCCCTAGCATACCTTCTTTATGAAAACAGCAGCATTGCTCCTTTTGACTGTGGTGGCAGTGATGGCGCAGCAGCCGCAGGCGACCGCGCCTCCAACTATTACCGAGGACTTGGTTTACAGTGGCGGTTCTTTTATCAACGGAACGGTGCTGACAGCAGGGAGTAATTACGTGATTGAGGCCAAGGTTAATGCGACAACTAGGAGCGTCGTATTCAGACGGGAAGGCGGCACCATCGTTATCGACTCGGCGGCACCATTCCAGTACATATTTACGCCGAACCAGCTTGGGAATCACTCTCTCACTGCTACGCCGTGGAGCGCGCTCAATGGAACTGGGAACGCTGGGACTCCGAAGCTGGTCAATTTCAGCGTAACGTCGGCTACTCCAGCACCCACAGCCACAGTGTCGCCAGTCCCAACGCCAACGCCAACAGCCACAGCCAGTCCGCCAGTTTCACCATCGCCTACTCCGTTACCGACAGCGACACCCACAGCCACACCGCTACCGTCGCCAACGCCGACCACGACGCCCACGGTAACGCCAACCCCAACAGCAACACCGACGCCACCCACACCAACTCCCACCGCGACACCTTCACCATCCCCGAGTGTGGCCTACGTCACGGTCACAGTCCAGTGGACTGCAACCGCAGGCGACGGCTACACCATTCTCTACGGCATGACCAACCCTCCGACCACGCAAGTTGAAGGCGGCGATGCCATCCAAAACGGCCCGATGACAGTGACGATCGGCGGGCTTGAGGCCAACACGACCTACTTCTTTTCCGATGTGGTGACGCGCTACAGCGATACCAACTGCTGCGATCAAACCCAGTCGCCTCCGCTGCCGCCCGTCCAGTACACCACCACTTCAAGCGCCCGACAACTTCTCAAACTCGGAACATCCAAACTTTCCCGCGATGCCAGTTCTAAACATTGAGACTCTCGACGATCAAATCCAATATGACGGAATTGGTTCGTTCATTGGTGGTCAGGCCAGTGGTACGCGGGCCAATCTTTTGTCCGAGAACGAGTCGGCCCAGCTTATCAACTGCGATGTCACCCGCACTGGTGAACTGAGAACCCGGCGCGGCACAATCCGGCTGGCGAACGCTGCCGCAACTCCGATCGGAGGCGGTCCCTCAACCAACAGTTTCATTGAAGGCTTGGCTTACTACGATTCGCCTTCGGCTTCGTATCCGGTCGCTACCGGCAATGAAGGATCAATGTGGAAATGGGATGGGGCCGATTGGGTCGCCCTTGGCAGTTACACTCACACTGGCGGACTGACCGAGCGCATCATCATGGTGATGGGAGCAGGCGGGAAACTCTTTCTCATTTTCCCAGGGCAAGAGACAGCGATCAAAGTATGGAACGGAACGGCTTGGAGCAGTCTTGGAACCACCACCAACGCACATCCTCCACCTAACCCGCGGTGGATGGTATGGCACACGGGTCGATTGATTGTCACGGGCGGGCCGACTGAGCCGGAAGCGATCTATTTCTCGCAGTTTTTGGAAGGCACGGTCTGGGATCGGGCGCTGTGGTCACTCACTGTTTCAGGTGATGCAATCCCCGTGACCGGCATTTGTCCGTGGACTGATTTCCGGTTGATCGTGATGAAGCGGAACAGCCTTTGGTACATCAACTGCGACCCGCAGTTGCAGGTTCAAGACCCGAGCAACACCATCGCTGGTTTCGAGAAAAAACCAATCCACCTTGCCATCGGCTGTTTGGCCCCAGCCACGGCATGTCAGGTCGGGGGCGATGTCTATATGCTGACGACCAGCGGAGTCCGAAGCGTCCAGCGCACCCTCGCCGCTGAGACTCAAACGGACATCGGCGATCCACTCAGCTATCCCATCCAAGACATAATTGATCGAATCAATCCTGCCGCTATTAACACCGCCAACGCTACTTTTTGGAATAATAGATACTTTTTAGCACTCCCATTGGACAGTGCAACCCAGCCCAACTTTGTCGCGGTTTACAATGTCCTGACAAGTAGCTGGCACGGCACCTGGACAGGCTGGACACCGACCTGCTGGTCATTCCGAACAGTCAACGGAGTACCGAGGCTCCTGTTCGGGCAGACGGACGGGACGGTGGTGGAATGGCTCGACTACGTGACGGTGGACAACGAAGTGGACGCCACCTATCAGGACATCAACGCTCTTGGGATTCGCAATATCCCGACCACGGTTCTGACCAAAGCCTTCGATCACAAGGAGCCAGTCTGCAAAAAGCAGGGGTTCAACTGCCAGTTCGAGTTTTACCGATCCTCTGCCGATGTGACGGTGCAGATCATCCGCGACGGTGGCGATCTGGAAGCATTCAAAACCTTTTCCACCGTCAGCGGCTCAGTTGTCCTGCCGGTTGAGCTCCCCTTCCTATTGCCCTCGGTGGGAGTAAAACGGCGTGGCTTTGGGCTTCAGCAATTCCCTCCCTACCGTGAGTTGCAATACAAGCTGACGACCGCCAGCAAGAAGCTGGTCTTACGCAGCATCGTTACTGGCGGGTTCATCAACACGGTCGATATAGAGATATGAGACTATCTCTTCTTCAATTCTCTAAGCCTACGCTTTCTTTCTCGCTGCACTCTGCGGTAGGCCGCTCGCGCCGATGGTGTTCGCCACCAGCGCGACAGCATAACCTCCCCATTACTTCTCTTCCATTGTGTGTTCACATAGGTAATTTACCATATTGGATTTTCAGTAAGTGGCTCAAATGCCCACTTTTCGTTAGCTCTTCCCTCGTTAGAAACTTTTACTTGACAGGAAAAACGTGAGTGTAAAACCGCTAACAACTTATCGGTATTCCAGCGATCTTGAACGTCGGCTTGAATCAATCGCCATGATCTGCATCAAGCAGCGTGACGCTGGTCAGTTTCCAGACATGAGCTTCCCAGCAGCAGCACGGGAGCTAGGCTTGCATGACGAGATAGTGATGGGTCGGATCAGGCAACGTGTCTATGGACGCTGGAAAACTATTCGACGGATGCCGGGACGCTGCATTTTTGACGAGGCCGATCGGTTGGGAAGGATTAAAAGTTATGGTCACAATGGATCGAGTGCTTGATGTAATTCAGGATCATTATCCCTATCCGTGGGCCAAGGATCGACAGCTTGTCTTGAGTTGGGTAATCTGGTTCATCAAGAATCGTTACGCCATTTGCGTAAGTGATGACAATGAAACGATTTCCGGCCTAGGCCTCTTCCGGCCCGTCATGCGGCCCGAGGACGGACACACCCATTACCAGCATGACCCAGAAGGATCAGTAATTTACTGCGATTTTCTGTATGCCGCTCACGACAGAGCTATGCGCGGGTTAATCGTTGAGGGCACTCACCGTTTCGGTGCCCGACCAACAGCAGCATGGATGCGGCGCGGCGAATTGCGCTTTTATCCGGCACACCGCTTTGTCCATCACGTTTTGAAGGAGAATCATCATGTCCCAACCTAAGCCGCCGACTCCGAATCCATCGAAGGACTACAAACAGAGCCTTCAGGTTTATCTCAAATATCTGCCTCAACTGTTGGAAGGCGAGCAGGCGGCACGGACGAAGTATGATCCGATGCGGGTAGAACAGCAGCTTGATCTTCAGGCTCAATACGGGCCGCGGATGTATGCGCAGCAGCGTCAGGCTCTCTCACAACTTGATCCTGAGAGTTGGAACCTTCGGTCACAACTTTCGGGGGTAGTCGGAGAAAATCTGGCAGCCGCGAGGCGCGGTCAGCTTACTCCAGGTTTGGAACAGGCATGGAACAGTATGGCTCGCGCTTCGGGCGTTGCCCACGGTAACACCACCGGCAACGCGCCTGCCGCGTTCGAGGACATTTTCAAAGGGCAGAATCTGTTGAACTATCAACAGCAGGCGCAACAGAACGTGGGAGCGTTCCTTGCGGGGCCGACACCGGAACAGCAGCTAACGGTGGTGAACCCAGTTACTCCTGATCGAGCGTCTGCTTATGTCAATCCGTCAGCGCCGGGGCAGATGGCCGCTCCGAATTATCAGAACATGCTCGCAGCCTACGCAGCCTCCGGCGCTGGCCGTAACCCGTGGGCATCGAGTTTGACGGGTGCAGCCAGCGGAGCGTTGTCTGGTGCAACGATGGGCGGTGGCAACCCCTATGCTATTGCCGGTGGAGCGATTATCGGCGGGATCGGCGGATACTTCTCCGACGCGCGGCTAAAGAATCACATCGAGTACGTGGGTCGCAGTCGGAAGGGACACCCGATCTACGAGTTCAACTTTAATGACGTGCCTGACCAGCGGTTCCGTGGGACGATAGCGCAGGAGTTGTTGGCGACTTGTCCAGACGCTTGCAGGCTGGGAGAGGACGGATTCTGGCGGGTAGATTACTCGAAAACCGACATCGAAATGAAACAGATTCCTATGGAGGTGTACGCATAATGGCTCTTCCGTGGACAGCACCAGGATTCGGGCAGGGAATTTTTCCTTCGCGCGCGCCGTTCTTTATTCCCGAAACAGTTGACCCGAAATTGGTCGCGCTGATTGCAGGCCAGAGGGAGCAGAACCAAAAGGAGATCGCGAGCAGCATTCAAGGTGTCCTGTCTGGTCTGGGCTCGATGATCGACCAACGGCGGCAGGACGCGATTGCGAGCCAGCTTCTTGCGGGCAGCGCACCGCAGGCGACAGCAGTAGGTGGAGCCGCAGCACCAGCCGCGCAGCCAGCAGCACCAACAGTTGATCCAGCCTATGCCGAGCGCGGCCTAGATTTGAGTCCAACCGGACAACCGATTGCGCCAGCGACTCCACCGGCTTCGCTTGCAACCTTCAGGCCGGTAGTCGGAGCGGGAATGCCCAGCACCGCTCTCACTGCGGCGGAAGCAGCGCAGAATCGCGCGCTTGGTTATCCGACCCAGCAGCTAATGAGGCCGAGTGAAATTTATTCTGCGCGCGACAAACTTTACACTCAGAGTTTAGGCGACATGTACAAGCAGGCTCAGACCGCCCGACTGCTTGCGCTGACTCAAGGGGAACTAGGCACTAAGGCTCCTAGTGGCAAGATTTGGTCAACCAGTCTGGGCGGCTGGGCCACTCCAACTCAGGACGCAGCGGAGCGCAGGCGGCAGGCAGCGGAGGCTGGTGGAACGGAAAGCGCAGGCGCGAAACAGTTCTACAAAGACCTGGAAGCTAAACATGGTGGGCTCAATCAAACCATATTGAACAAGCTGGATACCACCACTCCATACGACCCAGCTAACCCAGCTACGATCCAGTATGTGAATGAAAAGGGTGAGCAAGTGGCGACTCCCACGACTGCTATAGAAATGCAGAAAACCTTTGCTAAAAGCCCTTCATTTGCAGGTAGGATTCCGTTGTCTGAGTTCAACGCCATAATTGCCCAACATAAAAACATACAGTCGGGGGCGCAGGCTCGACCGGCAGCAGGTGGGCAAAACCAGGGCGGCTATGTGGCGGGTCAACGATACGGCGGCAGACTTTACCACGGTGGCGATCCGTTTGATGAAAACAACTGGGATTAAAAATTGGCCTTCACCCCTCCACCACCGATCCCTGACGGCGATCCAGACTTAGCAAGTACTCGCTTTGGATTTGCTGACGAACTGGCTGATCCCGAATTACGACAGCAGATATATTCCTTAACCGACAACGAAGTCGGAGGCCAAGGGCCAGATGCACACCAGGCATTTATTGAAACGCTCTTCAATCGAGCGCAAGCCAGAGGCCAGAGTCTTTATCAGACTGCGACTGATCGGAACTATTATCCAAAGATAAGTTTCCGGCCCAGACCGGGAGCCGATTATAGGAACAACCTTCTCGCTGCCCTTAACGGCTCAGACATTTCTGGGCGAGCTACCGGCAATGCTTCTGGAACTGTTGGTTTTGCCGGAGGCCCGCAGACTTTTGCAGCAGGCGGTGAGCGGTTTGGCATCGAAGGCCCAGACCTTCGCCGTCGCTCTGGGTTTACTCCTCCTCCACCGATACCGGATTCTCCAGCAGCAGCGCCAAAGGAGACAGGCGGCGGGCCATCTTACGACACTCAACTTACCCCAGAGGAAGAAAACAGATTCGCAGTCTGGAAGGCGAACTACGCTCCGAAGGACTCAGGAGCGGACTACGATTTGCGCGGTGCTTTTAAGGCAGGTCTAACACCTGATCCGCAGACGGGGCACTGGCCGGATACTTTCAAGAAGCCAAATCACCCGACATTTTCAGATCAATCCATTTACGCCTCGGCTGCTCCCGAGAAAGCAGGGCATTGGGAAGGCGATAAATATGTACCCCCAGGCGAAGGCCCGTCCATGCTTGACAGATTTATGGAGTTTGCAAAGAAGCCGTCGCCTGAAAGTTTCTTAGGAATCCCATTGCGTCGATTTGATGAAGCTGTGGCGCAACAACTCATTCCTTCTGGCAAAGAGATCGCCAAGCTATACCCGCCTGCTGCTGCTACGCTGGAGGCCACCGAAGGACTTCCATCGGAAGCCCCAATTCTTACCGGAGCCGCCAAAGGCACATTGGAGCAAGTAGCTAAAATGAGTTCACCGGGAGGGATCGCTTTACTCGGCGCAATCCCAGAAGGCATTGCAGGCAAGGCAATCGCAGGTGGGTTCACCCTGCAAGGATTGTCTCAGTTCCCAGAGCTCTACCGTCGCTTCATTGGGACGGATGATCCCGAAGAGAAAGCAAAGATTGTCGCGGAAGCAGCGGTATCCGTTTCTCCTGCCCTTGGGCTGCGAGGTGGTAAGGCTGGGGCGGCAAAAGCAGAGCCGAAGCCTGAAGTTGGGCTGACAGCGCCCGAACCAGCAGCTCCTACTGTTCCGGCTGACAGATACCAGGTCATCAATGATCTGGTTCCAGCTTTGCGGCTCGCACCGAAAGGCCCGCCAGATGCTATCGGGCAACGTGGTCAGACCCATGCAGACATAATCAAAGAACAGCCCGAGGTAGGGGCGGAAATTACCAATGAGGATGCCCAGCACGGGTTTGCCTTGGGCGATCAATTTCTTTCCCGCCAGAAAGCAGCCGACCTTATCGGACAGGACAAACCCCTGACCAGTCAGCAGCTTCGTGATTTGCAGGCCCAGCCTGTCCTACCACCCGGCCCAAGTGTGGCTCGATTTGAACCACCTCGAACTACCGCTGACATCACGCGCTTCATTCTCAACCGTAACAAGGTCATCCAAGAAGAGCTCGGCCCGCTTTTGCAACAACAGCAGACGATGCGGGACGCGGGATTGCGGGTTGATCCCGGTGCCGAGGCGCGTATTGCTGAACTTCAGGCAGAGTTAGCGAAACCAAATATACCAGAAGGAGGTGAGGTTAATGCCATTGAAGAAGGGGACATCGCGCAAGGTGGTATCCCAGAACATCAAGGAGTTCCACCACGGCCAAACGTACCAACATACCAAGGAGAAGTTCGGCAAGGAGCGAGCCGACCGACAGGCGGTGGCGGCGGCGTTGTCGGAGAAGCGCCGCAGCCGACGGCGGTAGCAGCAGAACCAGTTCGCGGCACGCAAGCTGATGTAGCTGCGGCCCGTGAAGCTGCCGGAGTTGATCCCTACGAGCGCGAACTAAGCCAAACCTGGGGAAAGGCCGCTGATGTAGCACGCGAGCGCGACGCGCGGTATCCTGGCTACGACGAGCGGCTGGCTCAGAAGGTAGCCAAGGGGAAGCCTCGGCCCGTCAGCGACGACGAGCATGTAAGCCTGCTTCGGAATTGGCAGAAGGCGGAACTGGATCACAAGGCTGCGGTCGATGCCTACAATTCCGCTGACGCAGCCGAAAAAGCAGGAGCAGCTGGGGATCGGCAGGCCGCAACCAAAGAGAGATTGCAGGAAGCCTTTACCGCCTTGGATAAAAGTGGGACTGGCTGGGGTCGGGGCGGAAATATTCGGAAGATGATCCTGCAAGAATTTTACAATCCAGCGGCAATGGAGGCCCGATTCCGAGCCGCCAAGGGTGGGAAGGCTTTGACCGAAGCCGAAGCCAAGCAAGTCGCTGGGCACATTAAAGATGTTCAGGAGGCGGGCCGTGCCAGAGGAAAAGTTCAATCCCAGTTGGAAGCAGACGCGAAATTTGCGAATAAAGCCCAGGAGAGCGTGGGGAAGAAAGCCAACGGAGCCAAGACCGCCAAGGACATCAACGAAATCCTCAAAGCCGAGGCAGATGCGGCCCGTGCCCGCATCGCCAAGGAACGCGGCAAGGTTGAATGGACGAAGGAAGTGGAGCCCTGCATCCTATGAACCCTTGCGCTAACGGACTCGATTCCGAGAAGCTTCATGACGAGATCATCATTGGAGCGGGCCACATGGCGAGAGGCGTAAAGGACGCAAGAGTGTGGCATCAGACGATGGCCAAGGAGTTCGGGCCGGAGATCAAACCTTACTTGCAGGACATGTACGCCCGATCCAAGGCGACTTATGACTCGGCCATGCAAACCGTGCTGGCTAAAAAAATCCGCGCGCGCGATGTCCGGTTGGAGAAGCGAACTGCTGAATACGAGAAGCGGATCAAGGAAGGGGATTTTGCCAAGCGGGTGAGAGAAAAGCTGCCGGTTGCTGGTGAGTCAGTGCTCAAGCAGGAGGCATTTGAGAACGCGCAGAAACGGTTTGAAGCGGCGTTGCAGAAAAAGGAATTGGAAACCCAAGGACCGATTCGGCGTTACTCCGACAAAGCGGTAGCACTCAGCCGGTGGTCAAAGCTGACCGGCGTTGAAACGATCGGTAAGATTGCTGGGGCCGCTACTGTGCGAGTAGCACAACGGACGGTAGAAGCGGCTTTCAACTCTTTCATGCGCCGCACGCCCTACATCGGCAAGATTTTCAAGGGCGCAGGAGTGGAAGGCGCTGGGATCAGTTCTCTTCCCGCCTACTATAGGGGGGTTTACCAAGGAATTAAAGACATTCCAGGGGTACTCGCCGGAAGGATTAAGACTAGCGAGAACATCCGGCCCTCGCCTTTCAGCGGGACGGTAACGAAATGGCTGGATCGGTCATCGGTCAATCTCCACGCTGCCGGAAAACGGCCCGCCTACAAAGCAGCCTACGATCATGCCTCGGCTTTCTTAAAGAAAGAAGCAACTGAGCTAGGCAAAGATTTGTCCGATCCACAGGTCTTAACTGAAATCCATGAAGCAGCTAAGGCTGCGGGTGAACGCTCGATCTTTCTACGCGACAACCTCGCGAGCCAAAGCCTCAACGTGCTGGTCAATTACTTGGAGCACCAGAAGCTCGCTCCTGGGGCTGGGTTTGCTGCTGCCAAGATGATCCGGCTGCTTCTACCGATAGTGCGAGTACCGACCAATGTCGCACTTGAGACAGTCAATATGTCTGGGGGCGGGCTGGTTGCGGGCGCGTTCAAAACGGCTCGTATCATGGCGAAGGGGCTTGATAACGTGAGTCCAGCGGAGAAAGCCTCGCTCGTCCGCAGCTATAAAAAGGGTGCAATCGGAGCGGCTCTTTTCACGACAGGACTGCTTCTCAAAGATCAGTTTGGTCGGCCTTATGATCCCAAGCATCCAGCCCAGCCGGGTGAGATAAAGGAAGGCGAAGCCGAGATTCTGGGGGTGAGAGTACCGCGCTGGCTCATGCACGCCCCGCCGCTCCTGACCATGCAGGCTGGGGCCGACACCGGTCATCTGATGGAGGAGAAGTTGACTAAGAAAGGGATCAAGCCCGGAGCGAACATGGCTGCGGCCTACGGGCAGGCCATGCAGCATGTCATGAGAGAGGTTCCGTTCATCAAGGAAGTCTCAACCTTGGACAGTCTGCTTGGTGGCGGCTGGGACAGCAACCCAAGCAAGGAACTGGGTAAACAAGTAGTGGGACTGATCCCGCAGTTGCTTCAGAACGTAGCCAAGTGGACCGATCAGCATGACGGGGACGCGGCGGGTTGGCCTTGGCCTCTTGATTACGGTTACCCGTTGCAGCGCAAGCCAACTGGCATAGGACAGCAATTAGAAATGGCGATCCCAGGGCTGCGCGGGAAGGTGCCGACGAGGGAAGAAGTGGAACTGGAAAAGAAAATGCAGCGGAAGGCGAAGAGCGGCAAGAGCGGATTCTCAGGCTAAAGCATAGAGGGCGACCCCGCCATAGAGTCGCCCCCTACCTGTTCTCCCACTTCGGCAGAAAACTATTTCTTTTTCTTCCCTGACACGGTGTCAGCGACCAGATCGTCAACTACTTTGGATTGTGCAACCACGGCGTCAATCGCGGCTTGCAATTCGGGCTGAACATCGGCGTTCCCTGCGGCTGCTTCCAAGGCTGCGATCTTGTCGAGCAAACTTTGGGTTTCGGTGGCGACCTTTTGGAGTGTCTGGTTTACGTTTTGCAGCTCTGCGGCTGCTTCTGCTTGTGTTTGAGCCATATTTATTCTTTCTTGGTTGGGTTTCGGTCTGGAACGAGGCGATCAATGTTTCTGACTAAGCGCCTGTTAATTTCCAGTTGCCTTTCTAGTTCGGGCGATAGGTCGCCCATCGCATCGAGTCGTGCCAGAATTTTTTTCAACAGTAGGACGCACTTATCCTCTGATGGTTTAGCTTTTGGCATGTCGCGGCCCATTATAGCCCAGTCTTCAGGCTTCGCATCCTCAAAGTAAGGATGGAGTTTGTAGCCCTTTATCAGAGAGGCGTATTGCTCGAAGTATTTGGTAGGCGACCTGTGGGACGATGGCATTGCCTAATGCTTTGAGTCGGTGAACCCGGTTTCGTACCCCATGAGCCACTCGACCCATGCCGGATTGAGTGAACCACTCTTCTTCGTCGGGCCAACGACAGCACACAGATAATCCCTGTCCTCCATGTGCGTGTGGCTCTTGCTCCCCACTGGCCCGCTTCCCTTGTAATCGCTCTTCCGAGGAGTCGGCCACATTGCCGGCGTGTTCACCTGATCGGCCAAGCTGATCGCGTGCCCATGTTCCTTCCGGTCCAAAGCGTTCGCCGCTCCTCCCGTTACGACCGAGGCATCCGGCGTGCGCCACAATCCAGACTCGGTTTCGTCTGTGCTTTGCGTCCACGGCACAAGCTGGAATAACAAACGACCGGCAGGCGTAGCCGATTCCTTCCAGGTCAGATAGCACAGTGTCGAGTTCCACTCCGATGATTCCAGCAACATTCTCTCCAAGCACCCAAGCGGGTCTTGCCTCCGAGACAACGCGGAACATTTCCGGCCAGAGCGCACGGTCATCTCCCGCGCCTCCGCGCTTCCCGGCGTAGCTGAAAGGTTGGCAAGGAAATCCCCCTGTGACGAGATCGACTCCATCGAATTGTTTTCCATCGAGGCAGGTGATGTCGCCCCAGATTGGGACGGAGAAGTTTTTGGCGAGTACTCTTCGGCAGTATTTGTCGGTCTCGCAGAAGCCGATGGTTCTGAATCCGGCCCATCGAGCGGAAAGAGCAAAGCCTCCGATTCCACTGAAGAGATCAAGATGGGTTGGTTTCAGTGCTGGTTTTTCATGGCGGCGTCGATGGCTTCGCGCAAAGTTTTCCAAGCTCCTTTGCTGGCCCCGCGGCCTAGTTCTTCGCTGGCGTTGTAGATAATAAATCCAGGGCCGTCGGTATCAATTTCCGATCTTGTTCTCTCTAACCAATCGAGGCGCTGCGTATCGTCATTCATTTTCAAAGCAGCAGCCGCCAAACAATTCCTTTGCGGCCACTGCGTAGTTCTCGCCGCCCAATATCCTCAAACCGGCCCTTGGCAGTCAGATCATGCCGCCGACTTCTGATCGAGGATTCACCCGTTGGGCCAAAGTGTGTGATGTAAAGGTCAGTCAACTCCTCGTCAGTCAATCCGTGGGGATTCTTTTCGTGGATTTCCAACACCCGCTGTTGAACCAGCGTTACCTTGTCAGCTACGCTTTCTGCCGCAGCCTGGGAGGTGTCAGGATCGGTCGCGCGAGCGTGGTTACGAACGAACACGCTGCCGCGATCGACCATTCCATTAAAAAGGTCCGGCTGACTTTCGTGAAGCTTCATAATACTTGTTTCGGAAATACGCCGCCTTCCACGCAACTACAGGGTTGATGTCGCAGTTCTCATGCTGCTTCCACCATTCGAGAAAAGAAGCAGGAATGTCGGCAGCGGCGCGATCATTGGGATCAATCAGCTTAGGCTTTGGACGGGCGAACCCTCGGCTGCGCTGTGCCATGTACAACCGCTCTAGGCTTTCCAGAACTTCGCTCAAATCTACCGTGATTAGAGTTGGATCGCTCATGTGAAATAATCCCGCGTGGGCCTCTGAGTTTCCGTCGATATTCGTCGCGCAAGTATTGTGGCACTTGCAGCCAACTTTGCCACTTCATAATGGTATCGCGTTGTTTCGGATACTTTCGGACAGCCCAACTTTTGAACAGATCAGGCAAATCCGCGTCCCCTTTGGGTCGGTAAATTTGTTCCTCCCACCCGCAACGACTGCACTTCATTGTTTCCTCCGCTTTAGCATTTCACAGGCGTTAGTAGCCTGACTGATCTGTTCCATTAACACTTCCAGCACGTCCTGCCCCATCTTTCCGCCGCCAACGCTACCCCACGCTACCAGCGCCATGTCGCGTGCTTGCTCCACAAAGTTTGCAACCCGAGGACTGAAGCGAGAGCTCAACTCGAAGGTCTGCCGCTGCTTCAATTTGTAGAGAACAACCTGCGCCTCATTCATGACCGTCAATTCGCTTCACTTCACTGTTGCCGTTTTGCGCTCTAAGCGCGTCACCCCATGCATTAAATGCTGTCAGCATGGTAGTATGATTTTTTGGGTTAGGGGAGCGCCGCCACTTGGCACGGGCAGCTTGAAATTGACGCATTAATTCCTCCTCAATCATAACCCTTGAACACCAAGTCATGAAACTCTTTGAAGCTGCGCACGACCGCGCACTGCCACCCGTCACAAGTCATTTTGCGCATGGTTTCGTACTGCTCGGCCCGCACTCGGCCCGCCGAAGTCTTGACTTCGATCCCCCACGGAACTCCGTCCTTGCAAAACGAAATATCTGGCCATCCGACTGTCGCTCTCGTTCGCTTATCGGTGCGGAACCACAGCACTGCAATACCCTTCAACTGTAAGTACTGAACAATCTCTGATTGCAATTCACGTTCGAGCCGAGTTTCCCCTTTCTCCAAAGCCTCGCTTGCCAGCAATCCTCCCTTTCCCAACGACTCCCTGTCTTTCTTGGACATGCACTTCAGAATGTTTTCAGGTAAAACGTCCATAAACTTTCATGAAATACTCACCAGTAAGTGCCCATAAACGCCGCTGCTTTTTCATCACTCTGATCCAAGGCAGGATTTCTTTAGCGATGTTTGCTCCGAGTGGCAGATCGAGTTCCTTCCCGATCTCTTGCAGGTTCAGATCGTCAAAAACGATCATCGCCTCTTTTTTCCACTGCTCCAAGGCTATGATGTACTGTTCATCTTCCATCGGACTTGAACCCGCGTAATCCATAATCAAAAAGGATGCCTGCCGCCGTTTGTGGGGAAAGTGGACGCAAACCCCACGCGGAAGAGCACGGCGACAGGCAGATTCATTTTAGTTCTGTTGGCGTGGCGGGGACGCGCCGTTACCGCCGCATCTACCGTCACCGCAGCTTGGAGTCGCGCTCGGCACGGGAGTAAATCTGCCGAACGAGTCGGTAACATTCTCCCAGCTAAAATGGCTCGTCCAGAATGAACCGAACCATGAGCCGAACCTATTCCACATATTATTGCTCGGCCCATATCCGCTATCGGCAGCGTTGGCGAAGTCGCCCGCGTTTGCGCTTGCCAGCATCATTGCGATTACTGTAGCGATGGTGGCAAGTGGCAACCGTTTGCCTTTGTCACGCATCACCAAGATGATCGAACCGACGATCATAATGGCGAGGGTGATGATCGCCGCTATTAGTGTGGAGGGGCCTTTACTCGCGTCATAGGCTTGTGCAAAATCCCCTGCGAACGCGCTGCTCGCTGTGATTAGCGGGAGCGCAATTATAACTGCTAACTTTCTCATTCTAATTGTCCTTTCATTATTTGTTGTTCAACTTCAGCGAGAATGTTGTTTTTCGCTCGCTCCATAAAATCCTTTTCTGTGATTGCCAGTTCCTTTTCGAGAGCAATTACTTGTGGGTACTTCTCTTTAATCGCTTCATTGAGAATCGCATCAGCCCGCTCGTCAGCAGTTTTTTCACGAGGAGCATTACCGCTGCCGATCTCTGCAACTCGCTCTGGATACAGTTTCACCAGTACGAGGAGCCGCCGCACCGTCTTGGGCTCAACGTAAATTGTCGAGGATCGCAGGCTCATAACGCCGGAAACTCCTCGTCTGCCGCTGCCGCTTGCTGGCGCTCGCGTTCTTCCTGAAACTGTTTGGCGTTCATTGGATTGGGTTTGTTCTGTTGTCGTTTCCACTCGATCACCCCGTCAATCATCGCCCGTTCTGCTGGTGTGATTTCCTTCGAGGCTGCTTTCCCAAGCCGAGCCGGAATCCAGTTAGAGAACAGGAATTCCAGCTTTTCCTCGTCCAACTCCCCCAATGCCATGCCTTCGCTTGGCCCTTGGGCCGCAACCCCGACTTCACGCCAATCCGCAGGACCGCTGGGCTTCTGCGCTCCGAATAAAGCGTCCTTGGCGGCTTGCTGGAATGATCCCTCTGTTTCCGGCTCCTGCGTCACCACCTTCAGATTCTCCACGATTTCCTCAACGTCTTGCGTAAAGATGTCGCTCGCTGCCGTCGCCGTCAGCACCGCATCAACGTGGGCGCGTTTCTTCGCCATTTTAAGCACGGTATTGTAGGTGTCAGCGATCGAGTCGTTCTCCATCTTTTCGCCCTGCGTAAAGATTTGCCACATGCCGCTCTCTTTCGCGACGATATGCCCCTTGCCCCCGATCAGTTCCAGCGCCTTTGCCGGATCGGTCTTGCGCATGTTCCAGTACTCATGCGGAACCGGCTTCCCTGTTCCTTCTTTCGGGCCGGTTCGGAAGCGATACTTACTTTCCATCGTCGAGCAGGAGCCGACGCCTTGGCCGACACTCCGACCCGTCACAGTTCGCAGTGTGCAGGTGACGCGATACTCGCGATGCTCGCGCTCCATTTGCCTCTCGATCACTTCGTACTCGGGAGCGAGCCGGAAAGTGAAGCAGATTTTTTCTGCCCCAGGTTTGAGCAAGGACGGTTTCTGTCCCGTGCCCGGAATAACCCCGTAGTGCTCGCCCTGCTTCATCACACTCTGCATGATGCGCTGAATGAGGGCGACCTGCTCAAGAACGTCCTCGACCCGCATCGGGCGCTCCAATTCCGCGCTTGCTTTTACAATTTGTGTGTCCATATTTTTAGTCTCTTCTAAGTTTGTTTGTATGTTCATTCAGGGGAGCGGTTGCGATTGGCCGCTCCCCTTGCTTTTTTTCCTACAATCCAGCGAAGCAGTACATCCTCAACCCAATAGCGTTGGATAAAACCGTTCCTGCGACAGTAGGCTCGCACTTTGCGCAAAGTCTTTTTGGTGATCTGGATGGTGGTTAATTGGTTGGTTGTCATAAAAAGAATACCCTCCCAAAGAGGAAGCCTGCGAAGCTCAGGTTGAGAAACGAAGAAACATAACTTACCGCAGGACATTCGCTGGCAACTACGCCTAGCGTTACACCCTTGCTACCTTGCCCCATACTACCTTGCTCTGATTGAGCCTTACTACCTTTGGTCATAAGACTTGAGCCTTGAGGTTTTGCGTTCTCTAGCCGGACTCGAACCGGCAACGCACCATCCAATGTGGTGTGCTCAACCATTGAGCTATAGAGAAATACATTTGCGGTGTATTTCGGTTTTGTCACTTGTGTCGTCGGTGTCTTACGCTTCATTTTGCTCTGTTTTTCAGCTTTCACTGAGGCCGGTTCGGGCCTATCTCTCTGTGTAGGGTAAAATTCATTCAACAAGCGAAGTAATTGCGTTCGTTACTTCCAATGTCCGATCAATAGTTGAAGGTTCCGCTTTGTAGAGCGCCATTTTCGCGTCCCGTTCCACCGGATCGTAGTAGCGCCGCACTTGCACCTTCATCGGCGCTCCACCTGGAATCGTCGAAGCGACCACGCCTTCCTTCAAATTCCGATCGGTCAGCATCGACCACGCCGTTAATTCGTTGGTGGCCAAATCCCGCCGACGATGAATCCACTCGGCAATGGTTTTGGTCACAGCGTCCCCGTTCAGATGAACCGTGACGGGAGTGACGATATTGGTTCTCTGGATCGCCACCCGCAGCTTCAGAACCTCTTTCAGAATGTCCGAGTGAGATTGCAGCCACTCCTGCACCTGCCGCTTCTGGTCAGGATACATCGGGTTTTCGTAATCCAAATCAGCGGAGTGATCCCTGATTTTCTTGCGAATGTCCTCCGCTTTCACTTGAAGCTCTTTAATCAGCTTCATCGCTTCGATCAATTTCATGGTGGCAGGTTATAGTTTTGCTATACGTTGTCCAATAGTTTTTTATGCCGCATCTGCGGGCCGAAATTTGCGCTCCGGTCCGCAGAATGTTTTGCGCTCGGGCCGTTTGGCTACATCGCGCCGCCTCATACACGCCCTGCAAAACTTGATTCCTCGCCAAAGATAGGTGTTTTCCGGCGTCCAAGCATGACCGTAGGAACAAGCTGCTGGCTTGTCTTTCATTTCTCCTCCGTGCCGGTGAGTGCGGCTGCTCCTATGTCATCTATTGTCTCAGCAGCATCCTGTTTGCCATCATAATATTTCTGCAATCCTGCGCGGATTTGTGCTAACGCCTGTACCAGCGGTTTTCGGGCTTGGGCGAGCGGCGGTCGAATAAGATGCAAGATGGACTCGCTGCGAGTTCGCCAGTCTTCAAATCCCAACACCGCGCAAACGTCTTTCGCCAATTCCCGCGCAATCTGCTCCACGTCCGGTGTGGTCGCGTGTTGTGCTGCTTCCCCGTGCCATTTGCAGTCCTGCTCTGGATAGCCTTGTTCGATACACTTGCAGTCCGGTGTGGGCGCAGGGTCTGGCGTCCCTTGTCTTTCATCAAATGCCTTCGGCAGCTTGGCGGCGGCGTCGATGGCTGACCTGAGAAACTGCCGAGCAGTTCCCTTTTGCCCTTGTCCGAGTGCCGCAATCGCATTGTCTAATGCCTGATCCTCTGCCGCCTGCCTGCCCGCCATGGCGGCGTTGTGCAGATCGCGCAGCCTAGATGCTTTGGCGTAAGTTAGCTTAGTGTCCAGTACCGCTAATTCATCGTCGCCTTGCTGTAGCACCATGCCTACGGACTCGCCATAATCGACAATCTGCCACTCTGCCGCCTGCCTGCCCGCCATGGCGGGTTTCGCTTCTGGTGTCATAATCTGTAGCTCAGAAAAAGAAAGATCACCCCCGTCACCGCTGCCGCTGCCGACAGCAGCAGCATAAAGAGCGGTGGTTTGATTCTCCGACGTTTTGCCTTAAGAACCGGCCCCAAAATAAAGGGGCCGGTGATCGTCAGGACTGGTTCCCGCCATTCTTGTATTCTCATTGTACGAAGTACATTTCGACCAGCCCCATGCCGGTTCCGTTACGGTATCCGATCAGCAGGACGGTGTAGCGACCTGCTGGCAGTGTTACCTTCATGGCCGCTTCCTTCTCATTGTGCGGGGTTAAATCACCCAACTCCGACGCCTTCGGGTCAGTCGTCCAGTCGTCGTTGAAGTAGATGATGTTGTCGGTTGAATCCGCGATCGCCACCATCGGATCGGACAGAACCTGGAAATTGGGATCAAATCCCAACAGGGTCGGCCCGAGTCCTCGGACGATGATGGTGGACTGGCGATCCAGAATGAAACCGGCGATTAAGATGTTATCGCTCGGCCCAACCCATCCACGAGTGGACAGGTTAATGACTTGGCAGTAGAGGCTGCTGCCCGTTAAGAGCAGCAGCGCGATTGTTAATAGTTTCCTCATGTTAGTTAGCCTCCACCCAACGGTGGCCGTTGCTGCATTCGTAAATTGCACCCGCTGCCGTATAGGAAACAGGCATGGGTACGCCTAGGCATGGCAGCCCCGTTTCGATGTCCACGAATGGGCACTTCGTTGGGTAAGCCATACTCATTGCTGCGATTGTGCCGATCAAAACGATCAGCGCGATTAGTTGTCTCTTCATATATGTTCCTTTGCTTACAGTGTTTTTTTCAGATGTTTGTATAGTTGGTCGTCCACTTCCTGTTGCGTCAGTTTCATGACGATAGTGGCGACGTTACCCATACCGTTGCGGTAGTCGGTGATCCTGACCTGTGCTCGCTTTAAGGCGTAGCTCACCTGACCTTCCCGCAGTCCAGTCAGGCGCGAGATATATTTTCCCGCCAGACCGTAGGAGGCGTAGAACGCGGCATCATGCCGCGCTCCACCGCCCAACAGTTCGTTTCTGACAGGACTTGGACGTTTGCCGTTATTCATGATGCAACCCTCCCGTCCACGAACGCCTGCGCCTTGCGGGTAGCGTCAATGTTCCAGCCGCAGTGCGGGCAGAATTTAACGCTCCGATCGGTATCAGACCGGAGAGGCTTTACGAGCACTTCAGGCACCACGCCGTTATCAGCCGTGGTCGCTTTTGCTCGCGCCTTGCCTCGCCTCACACCATTCAACTCTTTCAGGCGCACGGCCCTCGGCAGTTTCATAAACTCCGCGATGGTTAAGCCGAGGCGCTTGCGCGCTGCCTTTTGCTTCACGTTGTAAGCGTCCTGATACCGCTTCTGCTTCTCAGGGTCGCGGTTCTTGTGGCGATCCTTGAGCGGCTTGCCTCTGGCACTTAGGCCGAGGGCACGCAAGCGAGCGACGCGCGCTCGTTGGTAGGCCGCAGCCTTTTTACGACGCTCAATCACCGCATCAAGCGGGGCCGTCGTCGTTATGATTTCTTGGTCTTTTTCCTCTTCCATTTTGTTATCTCCTTTTGTTTGTTGTTGTGTTCCTGTTTTGATTTGCGCCAGCGAGCCGTGACCGCTTTGGTTCCGATCTCACTCAGACGCTTTTGTGTTAGCTTGGCCGCGCGAGCGTGTCCCCCAAGCGAGGCCATCTGTTTCACTGTCATGTCATCAGTCATAAAACCTCCCATATCATGCGGACGACGTAGTAGGTCAGGTAAAGCGCAATCGGAATTGCCACTAACAGCGCCGCGACTGGATTTATGCCTTCTGCGGCTGCGCAATCCTTCCAATGTCTCCATTCCTGCCTAAGAATTTTCATTCGCTATTCCTTTCCCTTTGTATCCAATCGCTATCCCATCCATATAGGCAGCGGTAACTAGGGGCGAGAGTTTGCGCCAGTGATCGGTCTGAACCAGCATTTGCGCCACTTCTTCGTCCATCGCTGGCTTATGCCCCATGTTGTAGCCGAGGTAGCGGGCAGCAAGGGCGCGGAGGGTTCGCTGTTCGGCTAGGTAACGCAACTGATCGACCGTGCAATCCATCGCGAGCCAATCGACCGTTGCCTTTAGGCCGTGCGCCTCGGTGTAGTCATTAGTTTCCCGTGCCGCTTTCGCTAGAGCGTGGTCAGGCGGTATCCTGTCTGGATTAGTTCGGTAGTCTTTCATTTTGTGATTGCGGCTTTTAGCCTTTCGATCCTCGGTGTTAGCGTATCGGTTAAAGGCAGAGCCTTCACTCGATGGTGCGCCAAAACATCTTTCGCAGCTTCGTGCAATTCGTTATGTCGCTTAATTAGTGCCGCTAGTTTGCTCCCGTCGCCGCGATCTACATTTAGCGCAATCAGATGCGCTTGACGCGAGTTGATTTTAGTCATGCTTCCTCCTCATATTCCTTTAGCTCTGCCAGCGCGTCCGCCTCGGTCGCTCCCCAATAGAAGGGGCCGGTTTCCTCGTTCCCTTCGCGGAACGCCACCCAATCAAACCGCACCGAAGGAACAGGTGGACGCACCAGCCGCGTGATAATCTTGCGCTCCTTGGGGAGCGGTTTTTCTACTTCCCAATCCCAAGGATGCGTGTCCATTGTGTCGTTCATTGTTTGTGTCGTTTCTTTCTAATCTTACCAAAAATGTTTTCCGCCATGTTAGGGGCGATCGTGCCCGCTTTCAGGTTTTGCTCAACGGCAAACCTAAGATCGCCTCGCCCTTCATCTTTGCGGCAGTAGAAGCCAGCGTAGCGTAATAGGTAGCGACACTGCTTCTTAGTTAAGCTGCTAACAAATTCGTATGTGTTCACTTGATGATCTTGCGCCAGTTCGGGCCAAACTCTTGGTCGCGCCCTTCTGGGTCTTGCGCGTAGCCAATCAGTTGAACGTCATCAACGAAAGCTTCCATCCCTTCGTTGCAATCGTTCCACAAAATGTTGTTGTCCCACTGCTCGGCTCCCGCCAGAGGCGTATCCATCCTAGCCGCTATATGAAATTCATTGTTTTCAGTGATAACGCCTTCCAGTCCCGCTTTGGCGATGAAGTAGGGATAACGCTCAACGTCCCGAATGAGCCGAATCCGTGTTCCAATTCTTAGTTCAATATCGCCCCCGACGTGATGGCTTTGGGTGTTATCCCAATGCCGCAACCATGCTCGCGCTTCGGTAAAGCACGCCCTGCCTCTGATTGTAACGGGTTCGTGATTGATCCATTCCCCCGTGGGATGGTTGAATTTGAATCCGTCGTTGATTAGTTCAGCGACCAGTTGATACCAAACATCGGGGCGCGGGCTCCGTGTCGGGAGTAGTGCGTCCACAATGATGCGGAACTGTTCGCCCTTTGAGATTTCTTCCAGTGTTAGTTTGTCCACTTTATTTGTCCTCCATTTTAGTTAGGCACACCAGCGGTATGCCGTAAATCATCGAACCATCAGCGATGCTATTATTCGCGATCTTCAAATCCGCCCTTGTATTAGTGCGGTTGAATCCTGCAATCGTGCCGATCGTGCCATTGAGCCGTTTCGGTCTGATGCCGCTGATTTTGCAACGCTCACCGATTTTGAGGGTTTGCGCTTTCAACAGCTTCTCCGCGTTCTTCCGCCTCCGGTTCTCATTGACAACCCCGATGACTTGCGCGTCGGTCAGTTCGCCACGGATCAGCGCAGCGAGAATATCATTTCCACTTATTGTTTGCTTATTCATACTGGCAGATATTACATGCTGGCAAAAAGCCGTCAACAATAATTTTTAATGGGCAGGCTTTCGCTATTCCTCATTTTTCGTCGGGGGGTGGCGTTCGCTATGCCGCGCTTTCGCTATGGCGGGGCGGCTCATACCAGTACTGGCCCCCGCGCGGGCGACGCTTTTCCCTAGTTCTACATATTACGCGAATTGCGTGCCGGCCTGGCCCAGGTGCCGGGACATCAATCCAGGCACGCAGTTTACGTAACAAGCTGGATACGTAAAAAATAGGTGGCCAGAGGCGAGATCGCCTTTTTACGTTTCTGGCATAATACGCGAATTGCGTTATTGAGAAATGCCTGGTGCGACATCGTGCGACATCGCGCACGGTTGAACGTCCTAGCGTGTTACTAGGTTTGCTAAAACCAGACGGCTAATTTCATCAGGTTCCTAAGATCGCACGAAAGCGGGATGCGTGCAAGCAAATAAAACCTGCTGCTTGGCATCCTACCTGCTTAATACCTCGCAAAAATAAATGAAAAATAATGCTTTTCCTGCTTGCATGTATATATAGGTGACGTAGGATTGCGTTGTTAGTGAAACATAAACAATCAAACAAAATAGAAGGAAAAAAATAATATGCCGTGGATTACAGACATAAACGGAGAAATGGTCTGGGAGGAATCTGCTACAAGCTGCGAACAACAAGTTGAATATTGCGAACCTGAGCGCGAAACGCGCGTGCAAGTTATATGTGCAGCTTGCGGAGAAGCAGCTTATCAGGATGAAACAAGCAGGGTGCGCGTTTACAATCGTTATGGTTCGATTGGTACTCGTTTAGTGTGCGATAATTGCGCGCGTTCGTGTGCTTACTGTGGGGACAATTTCGCGACTGAGGCGGCGCGTTGGTATAGCAGGAATTGTCCTACTTGTCAGGATGCTATTGACGCGGATCGGGATGACGATCCCGATGATGACGACGGCGGGTTCTATTATCCTAGCATTAAATTTTTCGGGCAAGGGCCGAAATTTTTCGGGTTGGAAATAGAAACGGAAGTTGAGAGTGGCGAACGAAACGAAAAGCTTCGCGCGTTGCATGGAATCTTGGGAAACTATGCGTCCTTAAAAGATGATGGAAGCTTGGACTATGGAATTGAAATTGCCACCCAACCTGCCAGCATGGAAGAGCATAAAACGAGGCTAGCGCCTTTGTTCGCCAATATGCCGCTTGGTTTGCGTTCGTGGCGGAAACAATCGTGCGGGTTACATATTCACGTATCACGCACGCCTTTGTCCGACTTAGCGATTGCAAAAACAGTTTGCTTTGTCAGCGCCAATCACAATCGGCGCTTCATTAAAATGATAGCTGGGAGGGATAGTTGTTCGTACTGCAAAATTCTGCCTAAAAAAATGGGGAGAGCAGCGAAGTACAACGACGATCGGTACGAAGCAATCAATTTGCAGAACGAGGACACAATCGAATTTCGATTGTTTAAAGGCACCTTGCGTCAAGCGAGCGTGTTTAAGGCATTGGAATTCACAGATGCGCTTACAACGTATGCGGGATGCGCGGCACGATCCATTCGCGAAAGCCAGTCGCGCGTTCAATTCTGCGGGTTCGTGGAAGAGAATAAGAGTAAATGGCCGAACCTTACTGCGTTTATTCAGGCGCGCTGGTTTGGTCGGGAGTCGGAACTAACTAAGGCAATTGGGTACGACGCGAGGGAAAACAATCAGGAAAATTACAATCAAACGGAGGAGCAATAGAAAATTATGTGTTTAGCAATTTACAAACCAAAAGGGGTTACGATTAAGAAAAAATATCTACGTAATGGGTGGGATGCGAACGAGGATGGAGCGGGATTCGCGATTGCGAGAGGAGGTAAGGTGGAAATTCACAAGGGATTTTTCACGTGGAAGGAATTCTACAAAAGCTTCCGCGAGTACAATCACGCGAGGGAAACAGCGATAATTCATTTCCGGTTCGCGACGCATGGGGTGACGAACGTAACAAACTGCCACCCCTTTGCGTTGGGGAGTGGCGACGAGTACGCGATGATTCACAATGGAGTGATTGATATTGAGTGCAGCGATAAGGCGTTGTCAGATACGGCGCATTTTGCGGAATTGGTCTTAGCGCCGATGCTGGAAGCGGGCGTGCAATTCGATTCGGGCGCGTTGCGTTTTTTGGTGGAGGGAAACATTGGGGATTTAAACAAAATCGTGATCCTGAGAGGCGACGGGAGCCATGTCATTTACAATGAGAAACAGGGAGAGTGGAAAAATGGGTCGTGGTACAGCAACGGCGGTTACAAGTGGAGTGGTGGAAATTGGGTGAATTATCTGCCGACCGACTATGCTCTTTCCCGCCGTGGTGGTGCCTCTTCTCGCGCCTATGCGGGCTATGGTAGCGCTTGCAGTGGCAAGGTGGAGTGGAAGGAGCGGGATGGTGATCCGCACGACTACAGCGCTTATGAGCCGCGTGGGGTGGAGGGATACGGGAGCGAATGGGAGTACAAGCACAATCACGAGACAAATACGTGGGAGCGAACCAAGCTGACGAAACGGCTCAATGAAATGAGTGAAGAAGAGTGGCGGAAAGAGTGTGAGGAGGAATTGCATCGTGCGAACGACGCCACTCTGAGGGACGACGACGGCAGGGAAATAGCGGATTTAACGGAGGAGGAGAACGAACGCTATAGCGGATAATTACAGAAATTAACAATTAAATCCTAGTTGCGTGGTATGGTTAAAGCCCGTACCACGCAATTTTTTTTGGAGCGCAAGGTGCTGAAAAACCGTCATTTCCTAACGAGATATATGCAGGCAGGTATTTTTTTGCTTGCCAAGTTTTCGGAAATTGTCCTTCTGTACGTACACAGTGGCAGCGAGTACAGGTACGTAAGAGTACAGAGTGATAATGCACTACCACTCTGTAATTGTACAAGCTATCCCAGCACGCACGCTGGTACGTTGTCCGTGTTAGCGTGGCGTACAAGAGAGTCCTTCAGCCTCTTCTCTTGTACTCTTGTACATTTAATCGCGCGACTCTCATTTACGCTTGCGTCTGTACTCGCAGTGGGTACGAGTACACAACAGACAAATGAAAAACGGAAAGCAGGACCAAGACAAGCAGCTTGCAGCGCTCTCCCAACAGCCTAAACGCTCCCAAAAAGCCGTCCTACGCAAGGTCTTTCCTCACCTCCTCGCTTACGTTTCACAAGGCAAACCCGTTAAAGCTTTCCTAGATATTCACGCTCTTGACTGGGAAACGCTCATGCGCGCCCTAGATGACCGACCCGATTTGCGTGAGCAGTACCAGCGCGCGCGACGTTATCAGGTAGAATCGTACGTGAGCGAAATTGTGCCAATGAGCGACGCAGTGATCGGAGAGGAAATGTCAGTCGTTACTGCCACCCGTAACGCGGTTGACGCTAGAAAATGGGTGGCAGGAAAGTTAGCGCCCAGAGAGTACGGGGATGCGCCTAGTGGCGTGACTATCAATCAGAACACGAACGTCTTAGTTGTTAGTGACGACAAGCTGAAGCAGCTTCAAGCGCTGCGCCAACAGATGCTTTCTTCTCCTTCCACACCACTCATTCATTCACCCGACTAACGTACGCCGTGGTCGTGCGACTAGGCGATTCCACCTACGCAGTACGCGTATTATGTGCAAAGCGTAAGAAGTCTATAGATACCATAACACTACTTAACTTCTTACCGTAAGAAGTTAGCTGCCGGCCTGGGCGACCCGGAGGGGGGACGCTGCCGCGCGACCCCGCGGGCCGGTGGCTGGGAGGAAAGTATTGCGAAAAGTGGTTTTATGGTGATTATAGGGAATGGAATTACCGAAGGTGAAGGGTGGCGAAGCCGGGTGGCCGAAGGCATTACGCGGGATGGCGGACGGGGTTTACCGAGTGGTGGAGCGGAATTTTGTTGCGGGGTTTGTGGTGGAGGGTGGTAGGGTGGTTAGATGTGCGCCGATACTGGTGAGGAAACTAAGTTACTGGATGGTGCGGGCGAAGTGGGTGGGGCGGTGAGGATAAGGGATTTGTTGGCAGCGTTTGAGAAATTAAAGGTAGCGAATGAGGAAGGGGATTATCGGGTAGTATATGGCGATGGGTTAGTGGAGTGGCAGGAGGAGTATAAGCTTTGGATGGTGAACCGGAAGTGTGACAACTTGCCATTGAACATGTGGGAGGAGGTAGAATGAGCGAAGCGAGGGAAATAACCAATTTGCATAATTCGCCTGTTCGAGTTGGTCCTGGGAAGGTTATACCGGCAGGGGTTGGGGCGGAATTGCCAATGGATCAGCGGGCGTTAGCTGCGATCATAATTAATATGTTGCATCGGCACGGGCATGAGGAGAGGCGGGCGATACTGAAGTTTGCCTTAGAGAAGGAGGGAGAGATTCCGGTGAGTAAGGCGAGTGTGTTCAGTGGGACGGCGATTGAGCGGATAGAATGAATCGGATGATCCGATGAACGCTGACGAGTTTGCGATAACGCCGTTTGGGTTTGCGAGTACTATATTAGGGGAGGAGTTGTACAAGTGGCAGGGGGAAGCGTTATCGCACTTAGAGAACACATCTGGGCGGACTAAGATCGCGTTATGTACGCCGAACGGGGCGGGGAAGTCGAAAAAGGTGGTGGCACCGGCGGCGTTGTATGTGGCGGCGATATTCCCTAGGGGGTGGGCTAATATCACGACGGCATCTTCGCGGCAGTTGACGGAGCAGTTGATACCGGCTTTTGAGCGGCACCTCTCGAAGTTTCCGTCGTGGAAGCGAGTGGCTAGTCCTTACTATAGGATCACGACGCCGACTGGTGGTGGGATAAGTGCCTTTACTACTGATGACGCAGGACGGGTGGAAGGGAGCCATGCGGAAATGCCGGAGTCGCCGCTGCTGTGGATTGCGGACGAAGCCAAGACGATCAAGGGGGAGATTGATCAAGGAATAGATCGGTGTTCTTATACGTGGAAGCTCCTGACCAGTTCCCCTGGGACGATGGAGGGGTTCTTTTTCGAGGCGTTTTCCAATGCTGATCTGGGGTACAAGACGATTCGGGCGGGGCTCAAAGATTGCCCGCACATTGAGAAGAGCAAGATTGAGGATACGATACGGAGTTATGGAGAAAATCATCCCTACACCCGGAGCACGATTTACGGGGAGTTCATGGAGCAGGACGAAGCCAACCGCTACATCGTGCCGCTTTCGAGTCTGGAACGATGTCTTGATAATCCGCCTCCCTATCGACCTGGGACAAGGGTTCTATTTTGCGATTTCGCCAGCGGAGGCGATGAAAATGTTATCGCTATGCGAGAAGGTAATCGGCTCACGCTCGAAGCTGCCTGGAGAGAAAAGGACGAGTTCAGTAACGTCGGGCGCTTCATCCACCACTTCAAACGCCTTGGAGTAAAGGAAGATTCAATCTTCGGGGACGCTTCGGCCAAACGAACGCTTGATCTCCTTGGTGAAGCAGGGTGGAACATCCACCGCAAGAACTTTGGGAGCCAGTCTGAAATTAAAGCCAGCTACAAAAGCTGGGGAGCTCAAGCGTGGCTGGAACTGGGGACGGCGATCGAGCGGGCGGAAGTGATCTTGCCTCGGGACGAGGATTTAAAAAAGCAGCTTTGCAGTCGGCAGCGGATTTGGCTCAAAGACGGACGCATGGGGATCGAGGATAAGCACGTCATGCGGATGGAGCGCAACCTCCCTTCACCGGACAAGGGCGATGCTACTGCCGGAGCCTGGATTTGTGGGGTCGTTGATCCGGCTTTTGGAAAAGTATTCGATATTCGTCCGGGCATGTTCAGCAGTATTTACGATTATCGGGAGACTTCCATCGAGCAGGAAGTACTTGACGATCTGGGCGCGATCTCTTAAAGGCAGTTATTAACCCGCCTGCCTTTGGAACTGTAGTGACCGATTCGGGTGACGTGTCGTGGACAATATTTGAGTGCGTCACTTCCTACTCTCCGACGCAAACGGTGGTTCACACCGCCTTACTATATAAGGCGGATGGGACGTGCAAGGTCGATGATTTAAGCGATTACGTGATTTCGCCATGAGCCAGGATTATCCTCACCTGCACTACCATTTTGGGTGGGGAGAAAGCGGTCGCTACTGGGGCTGGTCGGCAACTTACAAAGGCCTTTACTTCGGACACAAATCCGCTTGTAAGGTAACAAAGAAGCAGATGCGCGCCGACGCTGCCGATATTTTTGCTGAAATCCTGAAACATTGTCCCAATGGTAAGTGAAACTCTCCACGACCAAATCTTTGACGCGTTGCGGGAGCGTAAGACCTGGGAAGATAAGCAGTTAGTTCTCTACAATTTACGCCACGGGCGCGGGAAACCGCCAGAACCTTATCCGGGCGCTCCCAACCTCAAGTTTAAGCTTGCTGACGCCCTCATCGAAAAACTCAAGCCCTACTACGTCCAGCAGCTTTATTCGGACGAAAATCTGGCCACTTTCGTCGCTCTCAACGACCAAAGTCCATCGCTCACTACTTCCATCGGATACTGGTTCGATTACCAACTCAAACACTGCTCCAATTTCGAGCGCGAAATATACGGCAGCATTGACCAGATGCAGGAAGGCGGTGCGGTTCCCCTTAAAATCTTTTGGAATCCCGATTTGAAGATGCTGGCCTTCGATCAGGTCGATCCGCTGCACTTGATTGTCCCCGTTTGGACCAAGGAACTCTATTGTGCCGATTTTCTCGTTCACGTCCTCCATTATAGTAAGGCGCAGTACCGCGCCAACCCGCGCTACAACAAAGATTCTGATCTGATTGATAAAATCTGCGGCAAGGGGAACGAGGAGGATACGGGCGATGCCCAGAAACAGAACGCAGTGGAATGGCGGGAAGGGATTAACTGCGGCAAAGACGAGCAGATCGTCCTCTGGGAAGTGTACCATAAAGAGAGCGAAGATCATTCCGGCCCCTGGATTGTGGACGTAATTTCCCCCGTGCTCCCCTGTGATACCACTGAGACTATCGCCCCTGCCTTCGGGCTCCCCTTCAAGCACGGGAATCTCCCCTTCTGTCTATTAAGGTACGAGATCACCAAGAAAGGGCACTTTGCGCCCCGCGGTGTTACTGAACTGACTGCCAGCCATGAGTCGTACCTTAATAGAACGTGGACGAGTAAAGCTATCTGGATGCAGTTCAATGTTAATCCCAATTTCGAGTCCGATAATCCGATCCCCAACGCCATAAACTTCCAGAACGCCCCTGGGAAACTGCTACCCGCTGGACTGCGCAAGAGTCAGAGCGTGCCGCCACCGCTGGAACTGGATCAGGAAATGAATTTTACTCGGGCGCTGGCCGAGTATCGGGTGCAAATGCCCGACTTAGCTTCTCCCTCCCACCTTACTCCGGGTGGCAGAGGAGCCGCTGGGGGAGAACGAGTAACCGCCACCGCGATTAACGCGATCGTGGGCCAATCCGGTCAGGGAAATGATTTGCGTGCGAGGATTTTCCGGCTGGACCTAGGCGACATCTTCAAGATGGCTTACTCCGTCCTCCTCCAGTACAACTACGACAGCCTCCGGTACCTTACTAGAGAGGGATTCGATCAACTCGATCGCGCCGCGCTCCATGACAAATACATCATCACCCCCAATGGTTCTCCTGATTCGTGGAACAAAGCAGCCCGGCTCGCTAAGGGCATTTCAATGGTGCAACTATGGCAGTCTGGGCCGATGGCTCAGTACATCCGGTGGGGCGAAGCTACCAAGTGGTTACTCGAACAGGACGATCCGCGTCTTATTAAACGGCTGGTAGCTGATCCGCAGGAAATGCAGCAGGATCAGGCGGAAGTTCAGGAAAACGAGATTGTCAGAATTTTGAACAACTTCCACGCCCAGACCCACGCTTCTGATGACGACAAGACTCATTGCGCGTCGCTCCTCCAGTTTTTCCAGATAAGATTGCAGCAACAAGACCCGCCGACTCCGATGCAGGCGCAAGCTTTCATCCAGCATGTTCAAGCTCACTTGCAGCAGTTGGCCCAAAAAAAGGACAAGGCGCTTCGCCAGATCACTCAGGCGGTGCAACCTTTCATGCAAATTCTGGCCCAGATCGCCGCTTCTCCCGCTCCTAATGTGGTTCCGATGCAGCAACAGAACGGCGCTGCCTCTGCTGCGGGTGCAGCACTAGGACAGAACGGGGCTGCACCGGAGCCTCCTCCTGGTCAAGACCCGGATGAAAGGGCGAAAATGGCGGTCAATGCCGGTAACATGCTCGCTAATCTGATCGGGAAAGGCGTGCCGGTCAGCCACGGCGACATTAACACCATCTTCCGCGAACTCGGACTACCCGATCTCCCAGTTGCACCCATCACTCCACCCTTAGCCCAACCACATCCAGCAACATCACCATGAATACTCTAACTACCACCGAAAATATCGTCCGGCAGATGACCAAGAAACAAGAGAAGGCGCTCGATCCAGAACGCCTTCCAATTCTCGCCACTACCTTAAAAAAAGGCCAACAGGTCGATGTTTATGATGATCCGACCAAAAAAGATGCGCTTCTGCATGGACGCGCTGAACTAAAGAAGCTGAATGATGCCCAGGTCTTTCATCACCTGCGCGGCTACGAGAACTGGCGGGTGCGCTTTCTTGATACCGGCGAAGAAGCTGACCGGATTATCTCCCATCGACACTTAGTTAAAGATGGAGTATAAGGCCACCAGATGTTTCGGCGTTTCCGATTAGCTTGGGCGATCTTAAAAGGGTTCCCATTTGATAATAATTGGGAAATTGACTGGAACGATGGCGACCGGCAGTGGTTGGGTGGCGCTTTCTCTACTCACACTGGCAACAAGCTGCACAAGCTGTTGCAAAATGAAGTAGCCAGTACTGCGATTTGGGCAGTAGGCCGTCAGGATTCAAAGCGTTCCTGCGGTTACGCCGCGGGCGTTGCCTATATAGTAGGACTACTCGAATCCATGCTGCCGCAGAAGCAGCAGAACCTACCCGCTGAGGACTACGAGATCGAAACTTCAATGCTTGACCAGTAAAGTATGGGAACGATGACGGAAGAGGAAATTTTGGCGGATTTGGAGGCTTACGACAAGGAGCCTGTCCCCGAAACGCTCCATCCGGCTACTGCCAAAGCAATTTCGCCTACTGTGCCCTCACAGGCGGATAAGGGGGAGGTGCCAGCCGAAAAAGCGGTGAGTCAAGAAGCTGGCATAGAGAAGAAAACAGAGGAGGCTGGCACCGAACCTGAAGGTGAAACCAAAGAACAAGCCGATGTCAGAGAACGCGACCGTGAAACTGGGCGTTTCGTTGAAAAGGGTGAAGAAAGTGTACCCGAACCTGTTCACGCTGATAAAAAGATACCCGATGAAGTTGATGTTGGACGGGACGTACAAGGGCGGGACATTGCTCCAACTGATACCAAGTATGAAAAGGCCAAGAAAGAAAAAGAGCGCCAAAAAAGCCTCCTCGCAGGCTTCGATGAAGAAAAAGCCCGAACCCGCGCGCAGTTCGCGGCAGAAAAAGCCGAAATTGAGCGCGAAAAGCAAAGGATCGAAGAAGAAAAGCTCCAAATCCGCGCCCAGCGCAACGGACAACGACCCGTGGATGAACACGGCGATCCGATTTACTCCTCCTACGAACTCCGAGAACTAGCCAAAGATTACAGGCGGCGAGCTCTAAAAGGAGAAGAAGGGCCAAACGGCGAGAATTACGCCGAAGTAAGCGAACGGGCCGAAGTAGCTGCCGAACGCGCCGCTACCCGAGAGGCCAAGGAAGCTCAAGATTTGTTCGAGCGCCGCCAGAGTCAACTGGCGATGGAAGCAATGACCGCGCACCCAGAATTGTCTGACGAAAACGCGCCTCTGACTCAGGAGATCAAGGCCGTTTTCGCCCAAGAAGCCGAATTGAGCAAAAAATACGATCGGCCCAGCATTTTTCGGATGATCCCTGACGGCTTTGCGCTGGCCTTGGAAGTCGCTAAACTGCGCCAGAAAGCCTTTGGCAACGAAGCAAAGGACGCAAAAATAACGGAATTGCAGGCCGAGATCGACCGGCTGAACAAACTTACCACTCTGGGCTCAAGCAGCCCGACCCAGGCTCGTCAACCTAAGCCGCGAGAACAGATGACGGCTGACGAACTACTCGACGAAATGGATGAAGCCGCTCGGAAACAAGGGGCAAAGATTTGGACACGATGATTTTCTTCGCTGGCAGCGGGCGTATCGCTGCATCTACGACAACTGGAATGGCAACCTCGAAGTCGTCCTACTGTGCCAACAACTAAAACCTAAAATGTTAAGTTTAACGATAGGAATTATTTATGGCGTTAATGACCACGAGCACTTCGGGTTTAACCAGTGCTCAGATGGCCTTCGTATTCTCAAAAAAGTTATTGGATTACGCAAGGCAACGATTGGTCATGAACCAGTTCGGGGACGATGTTACCTTCCAAAAAAATGCAGGAAGTAAGGTAATTCGTTGGCTCCGGCCCGATGCCGGGGACCGTTCTCAGGTTCAGACCCTCTCAGAAGGGGTGCCGCTTGCTACTTATCGGGAAATTGCTTACACCGCTGTCGAGGCGACGCTGGTTCAATACGGCGAACTCTCGAAGTTCAGTGACCAATTAACCCTGATCGAGTTGTATCCGACACTTCGGCAGTCAATCGACACGCTTGGCGAGGATTCGGCTCAACACGCCGACTTCATCGTCATGACGGAAGTCGTGACTGGCATTGCTTCAGGAAACAAGATGTATGCCCAGGGCATCACCAGCTTCAATAACCTTGTTGCTGCGACCGCCTCTGGTGGAGCTCTAACCTTGCCGGATGTCCTCCGCGCAATGACCAAGCTTCAACTCACTCGCGCTCCCATGAAGAACGGTGAGTTTGTCTGCATCGTTCCGCCTCAGGTCGCTTTTGATCTGATGCAGGACTCCAAATTCATCAATGCCGGTCAATACGGAACAATCAAAGGCCTCTTTACGGGTGAAGTGGGGCGGTGGTACAACTGCCGCGTCATCGTTCAGACCCAGCCCTGGATTGAAGCGAACACCAACGGCACCGAGGGAACCTATTCTGCGGGCGGCGCAATCTACAGTTCGATTGTGACTGGTCGGGATGCTTATGGGGTTCCGAAAATGGCGGGCCTCGACGAACAGAAACCGCGGATGTACATCAACGATCAACCGGATAAGAGTGACAACCTTAATCAGTTCGTCACCTGCGGCTGGAAATCGTTCTGGGTAGCAAAAACGCTCAATAACACCTGGAGCGTGGTGCTGCGCAGTAAGACCACATTCGCATAACCGGAGGAACTACCT